CCAAGCGTGTGTGTATGCCTTCTTACAGGGCAGCCTATAGCCATCAGAAATCTGAGAACGTGACCATACATAAGGCGTTATACCAGTGCGCCTGGGGGGATGTGGGGGCTTTGATCGTTACCCGTGCTTGCGGGAATCCCAAATGTGGGAACCCGTTACATATGGTATCCAGCTGGAATCGTGCTTTTCCACCCGAGAAAGTGTATCCATTTGAAATGGAATTTAAAGCAGAAAAATTAATGCAGATCAACCGGGCTCGGCTTTTAAATCGTGAACAAGAAATTATTACACAAGAATATAAACAAACTATTACACACCCGTTGAATGTTAAAGACGTGCCCGATTATGATGAAGGAGGCTAACTATTAATAAGCGTAATAATGCGTAATCAAAACAGCCAACGGCAACGCAGTGTAGATAATCCTCTAAATCTTGGCTCATTTGACAGGACTTCTTTGCGTCTTTTAACGGGAACGCTTGGACCAACTTCACAAGTTATTGGAAGACCAGATAGCTGGGATACATCTAATGGGGGTTATGGCGGGGGTACATATAACCACTGGTTTAAAATTAACCTGCTAACAAATGCTTGGATTATTACAGTCAAAGGAGAGCCACGTCCTCAGTATATACAAGTTTCTGCTTTTGATTTAAATCAAAATCCAATTCAAGCTCGCGGTATTTTTGATAAAGATAGTATACAAACAACAGTAGACGGTAAAAAATATTATCCATACTTTGGGCACACAATGGGTGCTCAGTCTGATTTGTATAATAATTTTGACCCGGCTCGTATTGATAAAGGAGATGATCGTTATTTTGTATTACCTCCAGGTTTTTATTTACTTTGTGTATCAACTACGCGAAATGAACCTTTAAATTATTCCGTTGGCTTGATTGTTGAGGTTGAGGATTTTCAACCTGAATATTTACTAGAATCTGGTGGAGCAAACTTTCTTATCTATGAAACTGTCACCGACCCTACAGTTATTGAAGATCCAGAAAACCACATTTACTGCGATATTACTGAATACTATACTGGCGAACAAGAGCACGCACATTCTTTAGGAGAATGGCAAGCTGCATGGGTACGTGAACATCAACAAGATGACAGGTTCCCAAGTATTTTTGTACCCCTTGCTACTACTTTATGATTAGCTTTTACAACTGGTTAATATGCAAACTGTTTAAACGTTGTGAAATTGAGGTAGTTTTACCATTAGAAGAAAAGTTTAAACGTTATTGTGAGGAAAACCCCTGGGAAAGGGAGTGCAAAATACACGACAACTGATGGATGACCTACCGAATCAGGAAAAGAAAAAAAATATTTACAAAAAACATTGGGAAGGGGTATTTCCTGAAAATGCGTTTATCTCCTTGGATTTACACCAAGAACGGATGTGTATGGCTTGCAAGTCTGGCTGCATCCAAAAGCAAAAGGCAGATAAACGATTGGATGAAAAGACGAAAAAATACCAGGGTCCGCCACCTGGATATGTCTTTGACCGGTAAGATTGGTATCCGTCTTCAGATCATTGCTATGCGGCAAGTTCGGCAATGGGCAAAAGAATTACCAGTGGGAGACTCAATGACAATGTGTTGCGAATCGGCAAAGCCAGAAAAACAATTTCGTGCATGGAAAAAATGGTTTGAAAACCGTGAAGATCCTAATTGGCAAATATCAGAAGAACATAAATCTTTCTTTTTTTACAATAAAGGTTGATAGAATAAATTTAAACCGATCTACCTCTTATGGACGCTACTACCGTTGCTGTTATCGCCATTCTTTATGGTGCGGGCTCTGAAATTATTGGGCTATTACCCATTAAAGAAAATACTTGGGTTCAATTAATCCTTAAAGTGCTGAAGGTACTCTTGCCAAAGCGCTGAAGGAAGAGCCTGTTTGGTTCTTCCAATTTGGTAAACCCACTGCTGTAGATCACCTTCAAAAATGGGCGCAAGATTATAAGTTTGAAAAAACTCTTACGCCTAAAATTGATCGTGCTATTGAAGATTGGAAAGCTACTCAACCAATTGAGGTAAATCTACCAAAAATTATTGAGCACCCTATTGATAAAACTCTTCAAACAGGGGAAAGTCAATTGCTTGGTGGAGCAATGGAGATCAAATCTCCTTGGTTAGATCGCTAAGCAACAATACACCAACCAGAATTTTGGCCCTCGACTAACCAACGGGGTTCAAAATTTTGGTAACTGTAATGTAATTTTTTACCATCAGTAGAAGGGTACGTTCCTTTCACTAGGTCACAATTGCCCCAGGGATCGTGGACCCAGTAGCCATTAATATCGTATCCGATAATACAGAGGTAATGTCCCCCACCCTGCGGTTTTTGTACAGTGCCATGGTGAAGAAAACCTGCGGGTACTGGCTTACCTAAATCAATTTGTTTTTTAATTAAATCTCGGTTACCTTTTGTTGTGAATTTAGCAGTAATACCATAGTGTCTTAAGGCGACCAGTTGAATACTACTATCAGTACTATCACCAAAACTAAAAACGGTTCTAATGTAATCATCATCATTTTTGATAGAAGTGGGTTTTAAAAATTTCAACATCATTGCACAACTTGAACTGAAACAAGTTCGTGATGCATCCCGGTAATTATCCCGTTGACTCATGTAAGCAACGGAAAGTGGGTTTTGCGCTGGTTTGTTTTTAGAATTAGTCAACGTAATATTACCTAACTAAAAAATGACACAACATTAAAACTAGCAACCGTTCCAGATAAAGCGTTTATTGATACCCAAACCCAGCTATTAGCAGCAATAGCTGCAGTAAGAACTCCAACAGAAGTACCTGTTGTGGTACTTGTAACTGTTTGTGAGCTTACATTAGTCGTTGTGCTTGTTGAACGGCTTGGACCACTAAATATTGAAAAAGTTACACTTGGACTTGTTCCTGTTAATACACTTCTTACAGAGTTAATTGTTGTTGCTCTTGTTGTATAAAACCAGGTTATATGATCTCCTGCTCCCGGCTCAAAAATTGTACATGATTTTGGAGTAACGTAAAGCAAGTTTGTTGTTTCTAAAGTAGTAATATTTCCAGAAGAAGCAGTTACTGTATCAAAACCACATGCAATACCTGTAAGATTTGTAAATCTACCTGTGTTTCCTGTAACAGTTAAGCCTGATACTGAAGTTGTAAATGTCCCTGTTTCGCCGGTAATTGTAGAAACAAGAATAGTATTACCGGTAATAGTTGCACCGCTAAGTCTTGTAGTAAAAACACCACTGACTCCAGTAATAGTAGAAAATCTACCTGTGTCTCCTGTAATATTTACTCCTGAAATAGAAGTAGTAAATACTCCAGAGATACCAGTAATGCTAGAAACTTTAATCAAATCGCCACTTATGGTGGCACCAGATAAATTGGTGTATACACCAGAGACGCCTGTAATATTTGAAAATTGTCCTGCATTACCAGTAATTACAGCTCCTGAAATAATTTGAGTAAAAACACCAGAAATAGCAGTAGTAAGGCCAAAAGAACCTGTATTACCAGTAACAGTTGCACCAGAAATATTAGTTGTAAAAGTACCAGAAACACCCGTAACTTGGCTAGCAGCAATTATATTTCCTGTAATTGTTGCTCCACTAAGTTGTGTTGTAAAAACACCCGATACCCCCGTAATACTTGTTGCTCTAACTGTGGTGCCAGTAATAGCAACACCCGAAAAAGTGCCACTGCTATTTACATTCCCTGCAAATTGAGCAAGACCAGAAACTATTAAACCACTTTCAACAGTTAAACTTCCGCTAACAACCAGCAAGGGTGTTACAAGCGTTCCAAAAACACCCGATGTTGCTTGAACAGTTCCACCTGTAATTGTTGTTCCGCTTAGCGAATTAAAAACTCCTGAAGTACCAGAAATATTATTTCCTGTGATTGTGGCGCCGCTTAAACGTGTTGAAAAAGTTCCGCTTACAGCATTGATGACCGAGCCTGTAATTGATGCTGCGGTAATATTCACACCGTTTACATTGGTTCCTTGTAAATTGGAACCTGTAACAGTAATACCACTAATAATTCCGCTTACGGTTGCGTTATTAACAACAGTTAAAGAAGTGATTGTAGCTTGGTTTTCAACTACTAAACCTGAAGTTGTAGTTAAACCCGATATTGTCAGGTCATTTTGAACGGTGACATTACCGCTAACTGTTCCTCCTGTTCGAGGAAGATAATAAACATTTAAATACTGTTTGGTACCAGAAAGGGTAATTTTTTTATTTTTTAACGCCGGGTCAGGTTCGTTTACATGTACAAGAGTAAACAGATCCGCCTCTGCAACGTCAATACCTGCAATTTCTTGTAAATCAGTAATGCGCTTGTTGGCCATTTATCTACGCATAGGTGCTCTTGATTTAATTATAGTTTCTCTGTGTTTACTAAATTATTTAACTTTAATCTCAATGCGTGGTAAAAACTTACTACCAAAATTCCAGCTGGCTTGCACGCCTAGTACAATGCCACAGGCTAGAAAAACAGTCAAAATCAACTCGGCAACTGTCAGGTTACGGCGTAGATAAATGACTTGGGGTTGCGGTTGGAATGCTGTTGAAGTTGGAACAGGGGCATTTACCAACTGTCGGCGTTGTTCCATAGTGATACGAATCGCCTCTTCTCTGGCCCGCGCTTTCATTTGTTCCAAAGCTTCTGGCGTAATGGTGGACGCCATTGTTGGAGTAACTGCTGGTGCGGGTGTACTGGGAGTAAGTTGTTCTTCCATTTGCGCGACAAAACGTTTCCTCACACACTAACATATAAAAAAGACATATGGACGCATGGCTTCTTTTGGAATTAGAAAAGGATTGGAGGACGTTTCTCACGAGTTAAAAGGGATTAGAAATATCTTGGCATCTATGTGGCACAGTCGTTATCAGAACGGTGAAACAAATCTTTTAAATCCAGAAGCTTTTGCGGATGAGTATATTTCAACTGATGAGTGCTCTAGGCGTCTTGGCGTATCTGATCAAACTATTCGCAACTGGATGGCGACCGGTCGAAAAAATGCAGATAAAGGCTGGATCGAAGGCGTTCACTACATTAACGTTTGCCCAGATGACAGTAAGCGTGCAGTCATTCGTATACCCTGGAACCATTTGGTGCGTTCATTCTCCAAAGACAGGCCAACAATTGACTCTGATTTCCACAAACTAAAACCTTTGTATCAAAGCACTACAGAAGGAAAGCTGTGATGACGGCTCATCGTTTCCAAGGGATTTGCATTGATTCCATAACAGTTGAAAACTGTTGTGAGATGCTGTCGGAGTCTTTGCAACTTCAAGTTATAGATTTTCTACCACCTAGTGGCTCATTTGATACTGAGTGCTTGCGTCGTTATTTACAAAACTTAAAAAGTTACGAAGAAGAGGACGCTAATTCCAATATGACTTTGGCAAATAGGTTGCGTATTGCTTTTAAAGACATGCAACCAGATACGATCTGTGGTAAATTCCCCCTGGCCGAACTACCTTTAAAACGTCGGCTGCGATGCGTAGCCGAGTACTTAATTCGTTCAGGAGAATTTGACAAGGTGCGAGACGAAAAAGGCAAGCTGGTTAAAAAACGTGGTAACCTGGGCAAGCTTGTGGTTCTATATAAGCCTCTTCCCAAACTTCTAGAATCGTTGATTCGGCAAGGACTCCTGGAAAAATGAAAAAACGCGAACAGTTAATTGCTTCGGTAATTGGTCCGGACATGGATCCAACCAAAGCCAGAATGCTTGATGCCACAATCAAGCTAATTCTTGGTGACATGGGGGAACAATATTTAAAAATGTGGGAGCACGAAGGACCTGGCGTAATGGTGTTTCAGCCTTTAAATAAAGAACGCTCTATGTTCTTTTTGACACTAAAAGAAATTCACTCAGCTCAAGAAGAGTCTGAACGCAGTAACGACGGCGATTTAGCAGAAAGTTTTCGACGTATTCTCCAAGCCGCTCAAAAAATCGATCCAACAGAAAAAGCTGGTTACGTTATTAATGACAATGATGGTATGCGGTATTTTGAAATTGATTACAACAAGACTTCTGAAACTTAATGGCTATTCATGATATCCGTAGCCGCAAAGAAGATCTTGAGTTAATTACTAGCTACGACTTAGTTTCTTCTGCGCATGCGTTGTTAAACGGCATTGAACTTGATGTGGCTAGCTCTAAAGTTGCCAATGAATATGTAGAAGCAGAAAAGTTTTTTACTCCTTTAGATGATGGGTTAAATATTCAACAATGGTACGGACGTGTTTATTTGTTTCCACCAGGGGGCGCATACTTTCGTGACAAAAAAAACGATAGGTGGAAAATGACCAGGGCTTCGTCCCCAACTTTGGTATCTTCGCATGCTGTTTGGTTTCGAAAACTTTACCGTTCTTGGTTTAACCGGGAGGTTCAACAGGGCTTGTACTTTACCAACTGCCCTGACATGATTCGATATGAACAAAAAATCTTTGACTTTCCTATCTGTATTTTAAAAACCGCACCAACCTTAGTAAAGAATACCAGCAAAGGTATTGACAGACACAAGACTTGCACTTCATTTTTGGTTTATTTGCCTCCAATAGATGATGCCGGTAATGCTGTGCAAAAATTTATTGATATTTACGAGGAAAAAGGCCGGATCCTCTGCTAGGTTTTGTAGACTAAAGAACGATTCGACGCAGCAATGAGCATCCTGGCCGATTGGGAAATCAAGTACTTGGCTCAAAACCGAGAGATGATTGCTCCTTTCAAAGATCATCTTGTTAGTGAACGAGATGGAAAAAACATTCTTAGCTACGGACTTAGTTCCTATGGTTATGACATCCGCCTATCACCAAAACAATGTTTAATTTTTGGACGAATTCAAGCAGGTGAATGCGATCCCAAAGAATTTAACCCCGAGATTCTTTGTGAAACAGAATTACTAGAAGATGAGAAGGGCCAGTATTTTATGCTGCCTCCTTATGGTTATTGCTTAGGAGTTGCACAAGAACGCTTAAAACTTCCTCGTGACGTAACCGTTGTTGCAGTAGGCAAATCTACTTATGCTCGGTCGGGAATCTTGGTTAATATCACTCCAGCAGAATCTGGCTGGGAGGGTTATTTAACTTTAGAAATTAGTAATTGCACGGGGCTTTTTAATCGTATCTACGCTGACGAAGGCATCACCCAGTTGCTGTTTTATCGTGGCAATCCTTGTGAAGTTACTTATCAAGATCGAAAAGGTAAATACCAAAACCAACAAAAAGAAATTGTTTTTTCACAAGTTTAATGAATGTTGAAAATAAACTTGACATCCTAGAAGTCTTGACTCGTTCAGTGATCTTCCAGGAAAACGAAGAGCTTTCCAAACGGTTGTCTAAATACCGTAGCGATGATGTTCAGTGGGTACTTAACATGCTTGCTGACATGTTTGAACAGCTTCAAGATTCTTTAGAACTTGAAGCTTACAATAATCGTCATTTTTAAAATCCGCCAAAACCACGGAAAGTCCCAGAGAAGGCTTTTGGACCATCGGAATAGTTGGTACTGCCAGATTTTCCGATGGTATCCCCCATACTTGGGAGTGCGGTACCTGCAATATTAGCTTCTGTCCTGGGGGTCTTACCACGAATGGTTGGTTCATCAATACTTGCTTTTTGTTTGAACTTTCCAGCACTTCTAGCTGCTGCAAAGTATTTAGCAATTTGATCTTGTTTGCTGTTTAATGATTCAACAGCGTTTCGTTCATCAGGTTCTACACGACGAAGGTCTGTATCGTATGCCTGTTCAGGACGCAAGTCAGATGATTCAGCTCCAGAAGTACCGGAGTCATGGCTGGGATCATATTGAAGACGTCCCTTATTACCGATCCGTGTATCAAACGGTTCGTCTTCTCTACCTTGACGAGGGTCGTAAAATCTTGCCATGATAATATTGTAATTGAGGAAATTTAAGCTGTATATAGCCATGCACGGCGCCGCTGGATTCTTAGATAGTTTCGTTCAAGACGAAGTCAAGTGCCGCTGCCTTGACGAAGATATGTTTGGTGCACCTCTCGATAACGAGGAAAATGATGTACCCTTGTATGACATGTACAACAGGGGCTTAGCAGCATGCGAGCAGGGAATGGAGCGGACGAATCTCGGGTTAGAGGGGAATCCAGCGTTGCAGGGACAAAGGCCGGGGATGACCGGTTACATCCCGTCGATGGAAGAGGCAGTGACGCGGTATCCAGGGTCAGCGCCCATGCCCAAGACACTGATGATTGCGCTACCTTCTGCGGACAAGATGGAGTTGGAACAACGGCTGTCACAAAAGCGCCGTGGTTTGAGCCGGTAGAAGACAACGGTTGTAAAGATGGGGTTTGCCCCGTTCCATGGACAACAAAACCCTATCGTCCTGAGCTGCAATCTGATCTAGTTAATCATCCGCCTCATTACACCGATGGCGGGATCGAATGCATTGAAGCCATCGAAGCGCAACTAACCGTTGAAGAATATCGTGGATACTTGAAGGGAAATATTGCCAAGTATGTTTGGCGTGAACGCCATAAAGGCGGGACAGAATCACTGAAGAAATCACGCTGGTACCTAGACCGTTTAATAGGATTAGACGAAGAAAATTAGAACGGCTGAAGGTCGTCATCATCATCATCCTCGTCGTCGTATACGCATGCGGCGGCGAGTTCTGCTAGCTCTAAATCAGTGGGTACATCAAAGTCAAGCTTGATGTTTTCATTCTCCAGGATATCTTTGACTGCATGCCACTCCATTAATCGTTGGTGGTAGAGGTTTAAAAGTGCAGCGTAAAGTTGGTCCCAGGTCATCTCCTGTGCCTGAAGCTCTGCTTTGCGCATAGCAAATTGAAGTTCTAAAGGCAGTTCAAACTCCCTGGGTTCAGATGAGCGTTCCATCCCTGTATTCATGGCTTCAGTAAAAATATTCTAAGACCAGCTGTTAAATAAAGAATCTAGCTCATCGGATGGATAATCGACCCAATCGCTATCATCAGTTCGAAAAGCATTAGCAAACTCTGATAGTACATACGGACTGATCCGTTCTTCTAGTCGCCTAATTGCTTGCACTTGCTTTGGGGATGCTGTGTAATTACGAAAAGCAGCAAGCAAAATATCAGTAAGAGAAGAAGGAATGTCTTCTACTCCTTGAAGAAATAAATTAATTTCCTCTCGTCTACGATCCAGGAGGCCACCAATGGCTCGATGTTCTTCGTCAAAAATCCAACGGCTAAACTCTTCTGTTGCTGCGCACAGATCTTCGTGTTCAATACAGTCAATTACGCGACTGTAAAAAAACGATTCCCAGCCTACAGAATGAATGAATGAAATCAATGCCTGGCGCATGTTGTCATCTAGGCCAATGTTTAACTTAGAAAGTTGGCCATCAATAACATTGATTTCATGGAATAAATACTCCAGTGCTTTCTCTTTGCTGCAACATTGTCCTTTTTTTACTGGCGCACCGTCAGGATAAAATTGCGTGCCATACCCAAACGTATATGGTTCGCCGCCAGTTAAAGGATTGGCATAAGCCTTTTCATTAAACCCTTCGTATTTACGAATGAGATTAATGGCATGCGTAAAATCTGCCATGGGGATAACTATTGTTATCCCCAATCATACACAATTTACCTACCTTGTCCGCGCATTTTTTTACGCCCATGATTGGCTAGTGAATTTTGACCTTGGCCTTGCCGCGTTTTTTTCGGCTTAGATTGAATTTTGGTTGTGGAAGTTGTTTTTGCTTTTGCCATGAGGATTGAATGACCTACGCAGCCACCTTACCACAAACTACCAGAGCCTAGAACAAGCCCAGTATTTAGGTGTGTTCTTATCCATGGGCTTGTCACATCCCATGCGTGCCCTGAAATTGGTGCGCCGATCTTTGTCGTGATGTTGTGTATAGTCCTCATAACCACGCCGACCATATCTAACAATTTTTTCTTCACCGTCGTAACAACTTTTAACAACCCACTTGTGCGTATCCCCCTTAGGGGCACGTTGAGGCTTGTTGCATTCCATCTTGTCCTTCTGGTACCGATGGGAAGCACTTACGGCTTTTTTTGCTTTGTCTGACATTAGAGTCCTTTGAATATGGAGGTAAATTCACCCAAGATTTTTTGTCCGGTTGCGGACTTGTAATCTTCATCTTCTTTATCTGATCCTAAGCTAAAGAAATTTGTATCGGTATCTTCATCGCCGCTTGTGTTTCTTGTTGTTCCAGAAGGTTCATCCTCAGCAAAGAAACTTTCAATAGTTCCAAGGGAGGCAAATGGGTCACTAAAATTTAATCCAGATAACTTCAATGCTTCGTTACTACCTGCTTTAGTGAGTAGCTGTTGTTCTGAACGATCAACATCAGGGAAAAACTTAGTGTAAAAATCATCTTCACTCCCCTGGAACCCAGCAGATTGGAATACTTTGTAAAGTTCAGTATCGGGACTGGCTTGTTCATTTTTAAAATCTTCAGGGCGCTCAATATAAGTAGAACCTAAATTTTCTTGGGTTGGTTTTTTTCTTCTTTCATTTAAATATTTAATTTGCGACCGTATTTCTTGAGCAGAGCCAGTACGTAAAGTTTCGGCTATATATTCCTTTAGTTCTTCTACTGTTCCTTTAAAATCTGTTAGGCCATAACGTTTTAAAACTTCATTCCAGTTATCTGTATCTTCTGGATTTAAACCTTTTAGTAAAGTATCGGCAAACTCTTCGGGTGTTTCAAACAAACCGAATACCGTTCCTTGTTTTAGTGCTTCGTCTTTTAAAGCAGGAAGAATATTGGTGTAAATTTCATCTTGTACTTTACCAGCATTAAGAATGTCTTCTGCAGCATCGTACCCTTGCCCTTGCCCTTTAACTTCAAAGTGCATTCGAGCAAATGCAGCTTTATCATTGACATCTACACCAAACCGATAGGCCTGCTGTGCCCAGTAACCATCGCCTTTCTTTGCTGCTTCCCAATCAGCCGCAACAGTTGAGGACTGTTTAGCATAATCTGACTCTCGTGCTTTGTCACCTGTTGGACTGAAATAAAAATTAGGATCAAAACTACGAGCAGACGTTGCTTTTATTTGGTCTAGATAAGCTTTTGATCGTAAATTAGCAGTAAGAGTTGTGGCATTAAGCAGGTCTTGTGTCTGGAATGGGTTTTGTTCTTCTTGTCTAACATCTAAGTATTCCACAAATTCGTTCATTGACCTGGCTGTATTAAAACGAGGGGTTAAATAAGTATCGATAAAATTACGCGCAAAATCACCCTCAATTTTTACTTGTTCTTTTGCTTCACCAGCTGTGTAACCAAGCTCTATATCTTTATTGTATTTTTCTTTTAATGTTTTATCAAACCATTGCTGCCAATTGTATGTTGTATTATTTTGAATACCTGTAATACCTTGGAGGCTTTTTGTTAAAGAATCTTCAGGATTTTTACCAGAAGTGAAAGAGAGCACTCCTCCTACACCACTATCACCAAGAATTGAATTTGAAAGTGTTTTGTTAATGTCTGTAATTTCACTAAAACCTTCAAAATTTCGAAACAAACTTAATGCTTGTTCTTTTGATTTAACTTTTTGCAATTCTTTAATTGTGTCTTTTAAGACGTTTTGTGCAAGTGCGCCAAATTTTTTAACATCTACAATTGCTTTTTCACCAACAGCTTCATTTAAAGCATCTTCAAGATCGGTAATACCATACCCTGCGTTAACGTTGTAGTTTAAAGCTATTTGCTTGTCTTCTGGACGATCAGATAAACGAAACAAAGCTGCAAATTCATCTTTTTTAGAAACATCTAAATACTTCTCTTTGGCTAATTTATCCCAATATGCATCACCATTTTTAGCTGCTTCCCATTGTTGTGCAATTTCTGGGATATTAAGTAAACGATCTGATTGTGTTCCAGTATCAATACCAAGTTGTAAATCTCGAACTGTTTGTAAATCTCTATCTGTTGGTGGGGTTTCTAAATATGCATTTGAAGCTTGTGTGATTTCAGCACGGTTACCCCTAATTCCCTGGGCTTTACCGGTGGTTGAATAGTCTTGTAAGTAAAAAGCATTTTCGTCATAGCGTTGAATAACATCAAGATCATCTTGATTAACTGCATTTCTCCAAGCATTTGCCGCATCTGGACGTTGCTCTTTGTAATATTTTGCGTCAAACGTACCGTATAGAGGTTTGGCCCCAAGTGCTGTGTCCCATGTCGGCACTTTTTCATTTGCGTAAAAAGTGCGAAAGTTGCCGTTTTGGGGGCTAACCATTTTATTAAGTTCTTCAGCCGGGACACCGGCGTCTGAAGCGGCTCTTGCAATAGCGTCTTTAGCCTGTAAATAAGTGTATTGATTGTTGTTTGTTCCAGCAATAATGTTATTTACGTTGTTATAAAAATTGTTTTTCTTACTGTTTTGTTCATTCAGTGCAGCACTATCAGCATTTGCCTGGGCGTTAGCTGCCCAATCTCCTGATCCTTCAGCATAGTTTTTAAGTTCTTGTGATGAATTTTGATCTATACGAAAACCTTCTTTAGTGTAAACTTTGGGACCTAAATACAATTTTCCGGGGACATCTCCTACCCCTTTCCAGTTGGGATCTGTTGTGTAATTAACAATCTCTAGTGTCCCTAGTGTAGCCCTGGTTTGACCTACAATGCCTTTAATAGGATATAACGTAGTACCTGTTACGCGACCGGTATCGTAATCTGTTTTTTCCGCTACGTTGGACCAGGTTTTATTTCCTGCGTTATAAGTTAAAGCCACTTTAAATTGCCAACTGACAAGGGGTTGTATCTACAGAGTACACAAAAAGCTCAATAACTTCTTGATTCATCCAGAATTTAATTCTATCCATCCTAGCTTGTGTAAAGAATTCTTGTTGCTGATACCACTCTTCCATCTTTGTGCTTGCTTTAGACGTATTACACCTACGGCAGGCTGGCACCAGGTTATTTCGATTACTGGAACCCGACTTAAATCTCGGGATCACATGGTCCAAGCTTGTGGCAACGTCTTCGCAATAACCACATTTGTGGTCCCAGGCTTCATAGATGTGTTCTCGAAATCGTTTTTTTGCAAGTTTAGGAGTTAATTCAATAAGCAGTGCGAGCGGATCATTTGCGCTGCTGAACATGCTCTTTGATTGCCGTTATCTAATTTTAAATCTGCTTACTTACAAACCTTAAAATATAAAGATAAAATTTTTGTTACAACCCTTGACAAGATGCTGAGACCTGATAGCCTGTGCGAGTACACGACCTTGAGTCATGACCAAATCAACCGGCTGGGTTTCCGTAACCCGCGCAGAAGAACTACTCGGCATTGACCGTAAGCAACTTTTCAAGATGCGCGACAATGGTACCTTGAAACTTGGGCCCCATTACGCTGCATTTCCCGAAACACGTTCGCGTGATACCTACCGCTGGAACATCGAAGCTGTTGGTAAGCACCTACGCAAGCAAGCGAAACTGGCCGCTGTTTAAATTTTTATCACATACCAACAGCTCCAAAATCCTGGAGCTGTTTTTTTATGTCTAAATACGTTTGTAAACTAATAAGTTCTGTACAAACCAGCCCATGTGATAACCTGCTTGCATTTCTTGAATTAACTTCTGCTCAATATCAGGGCAACGTTCTAAAGGTTGCGAAGCAAACATGTCAATCCAATAGTCTTTTGTTTGGCAATTAATGTGACCAACTCCACCTTGCCCAGGTTTTGCTGCAGTCCATATCAAGATGCCGTCTTGTTCCAGGGAATTTGACATTGCTTCAACAATTTGTAAATTGTTGGTGCTATCAATGTGCTCTGCTACTTCCATGCATAGGACAACATCTCCAGTCTCTTGCATATCAAAAAGGCTTTGGCAAATAAGATGTTCACTACCTTCAACGCGAAGATCTGAGTCGTAACCAATTGCATTGACACCAAGTTCCTGAAAACAATTGACGTAGGTACCAGGACCACAGCCGATGTCCAATAGTTTTGCTGGTTTTAAGTTATCGGTAACCCACTGTGCCAAACGTTTGGCAAAAGGTAGTTCTTCGTACTGAAGATGCGTGTAATTAATTACGTCTGTTTCACGTAGTTGATACCAACCTTTTCTGTTGAGATTGTTGATATCTTTAAATATTTTGTCGTATTTTTTGCCGCAAGCTTCCAGGCTATAACGTGATCTCGTGATGTCAGCTACTACTTGCCGATCAAGGTCACCAGCGTTGTCGATTGCATCGATCCAATCCTGGAGCGTATGACAGCGAAAACCTGTTACTCCGTCAATGATGGTTTCAGTGAAGGCACCATAGTCAACTGCAATCAACGGTGTGCCACACAACATTGCTTCAACACCACTACCTGCGAAGGGTTCGGTGAAGTTGGTTGGCATCAACGCAGCGCGGGCATTGCGTAAAAATTCCGAGCGTGCAGTGCCGCTAATGGGACCACGGTACTCAATGTTCGGATGCGTCCAGGGAGTTGGATCACCTTGACCGTGGAGAACAATTGGCCAAGGACTATAGCTGGCAATTTCTTTGATGGTGTCCATTCCCTTGACGGAACAAATGCGTCCTAGGAAGGCCAGGTATTCCCCCGGTTTATAAGATGGCTCCCATTCGTTTAGATCAAAGTAGTTAGGCACTACCCATTCATAGTTGCGACCTTGGCGTTGTTCTTGTCCCTGGTGGTGGTGCATCCAGGCGTAGCTTTCAAAGATGCGAAAACTATTTGGCATCAATGTGGGATAACCAATACCAGTTTCAACGTGGTGATGATTGGGAAATTTGTCCATCAGGATTTGATGGGCATGGCCAAATGGATGGCAGATGATATCTTCCTTGCCTAGACGTTGGCGCAATTCAACGATGACGCGCTCTTCAAAAAGCTGGTGACCTTCACTACCAATGGTTGCATCGTTACCATGGAAATCAGTTTTTTTACGGCTGCCATAAATACGGTCAAATTCTTCAACCGTCAGGATCGGTACGTGTTCAGTTGCACCAGCTTCACTGCCTTCGTTGCTGTATTCAATAACTTCATAGCCTTCTGCTTGCATCATGCGCGGGAAACGCAAAGCTTTGCCGGTAAAAGCGCAGTGGGAAAAAGATGCTTTTGCCTGGGTATGAAAAATACCAATCAGATGAAGGCGCATGTTGTTTTAACTAATTACAAAAGTTTATTGCATTAAAAACTTTTTATGTTGTAATAATAATTTGCCTTTTCAAAGAAGTTCCTAAATAAGAAATGATAATTGCCCCCTGAGCGCCATTACCGCCATTGGTCATTTGTTCGCTATTTCCATAACTAGTGCAGCCACATCCACCGCCGCCATAAAGTCCTCCGTTACCTGGCGTAATCAGTATAGTGCCCAATTTGGTATAACCGCCAGCGCCGCCGCCGCCACCACCAGCTCCTATAGTACCAAATGCATTTACACCATTTAATTGAGTATACGCTAAATAGTCTCCCGCACCACCATTACCACCTGAACTACTGTTTCCGTTAAAGACACTACTAGAACCGCCTCCTCCACCGCCGCCGTTTGTACCAGCTGCACCATTTGTAGTTCCAGTACCACCAGCTCCTCCAGGGCCTCCTGCAAAATCTAAACCACCATTACCTCCAATTGAAGCTATTCCAGTGGCACCAACACCACCTAATCCACCGCCACCACCGCCGCCGGTGCCAGGGAGGATGCCAGTACCGCTAGTGCCATCACTATCTCCTCCATTTCTTCCGGTACCTAGACTTGATCCTGCTGAACCGCCGCCCGCACCACCGGCAGCCCTAGGACTACTGGCAAGTCCGCCAGTCCCTCCATTTCCACCATAATAAATGATATTGCCAATTGCTCCAGTTGTTGCTGCAATAGCACCAACGTTGTTAGCACTTCCTGCACCGCCTATAGCAAGACCCCCATCAGCCAATAATGTTGGAGAACTATTGGCAGTTTTATTTATCCATGTATTACCACCATTGGTTCCTGCTGTTCCATCTGTTGTTGCGCCCAAGCCTCTTGCGCCAATAGAAAAATAAACAGTTTGTCCTGCTGTTAAAGAAAAATTAGTAAGTTCAGAATAGCTGCCACCAGCGGCACCCCCTCCTGCATATCTCGAAGGGGAATAAACAGTTCTGCAACCACCTCCACCACCAGCAATCAATCGAATAATACTACCTGTGGATTGCCAATCGCTAGGTACTGTCCAAGTACCAGTACCTGTCGTTGTGAATGCAATGGTTCTAGTAGCTATTGCCATGTTAAAAAATTAGTAGTGCCAGGGGGTACTAGTTTCTATACTAGTAATTGTAACTTAAAAATCTAGCGCAATACAAAAAACGCCTTGGCTTGAGTATGGAAAATACCAATCAGATGAAGACGCATGTTGCCTTAATTAACTAGAAAAGTCTATTGCATCAACAGTTGATCAGGTAAAGAGGTGAGGATCACTTGTTGATAGATAAGAAATAATAATTACTCCTTGGCCGCCATTACCACCGCTACCTGGAGAACCAGATACAAAAACGCTGCCACCTGATCCACCACCTCCACCGTATAAGCCACCGATACCGCCTATGGCTGCAATTCCACCTTGAACTGCTCCACCACCACCACCACCGCCGCCACCTGAACCTATTAATGCAACGCTGTTTACATTATTTAAACGGATATAAGTTAAGTATTGTCCAGGACCTCCAGGACCTCCAGCGATTGCATTAACACCCGATCCAGCACTATTTCCTCCACCTCCACCACCACCATTGCTACCTGCTGTATTTGCTGCTGCTCCTGCAGCACCTGTAAATGTCAACCCTCCAGTACCCCCAGTAACTACAGAGCTACCAGAAGCAGCTGCACCATTACCACCAATGCCTCCAAGACCACCACCGCCACCGCCACCGCCACCGCCGATAGCATTGACATTATTTCCGCCATTACCGCCAATACGTCCTACACCTAAAGACGATCCAGCCGAACCACCGCCACCGCCACCGCCTGATCCACCTGCTAGGCCGGAACGAGTACCGCCAGTACCTCCATTACCGCCATAAGCAATGAAGTCTCCGATTGCTCCTGTTGTTGCTGCAACAGCTCCAGTGCCAGTATTGGTTGTCGCGCCACCTATAGCAAGACCACCATTGGCCAATAATGTTGGAGAACTATTGGCAGTTTTATTTATCCATGTGTTACCACCAGTGGTTCCTGCTGTTCCATTTGTTGTTGCACCCAGGCCCCCTGCACCAATAGAAAAATAAACAGTTTGTCCTCGTGTTAAAGAAAAATTAGTAAGTTCAGAATAACTGCCACCAGCAGCACCCCCTCTTGCTTGGTTACCAATAGCTGCTCTTGAACCACCACCACCTCCTGCAATTAATCGAATAATACTACCTGTAGATTGCCAATCATTTGGTACTATCAAGGTGCCAGCCCCTGTTGTTGATAGCGCAATAATTTTAGTAATTTGTCCCATATCAGAAAGATAGCGTAAGGCTAAAAGAAGTTATTGTTCCCGATGTAGCACTTGTTGTTATCCAAACCCAACTATTAGCAGCAATAGATGTACTTGCAATTGTTACGGAAGTGCCTGTTGTTGTATTTGTAACAGTTTGAGAACTTACATTAGTTGTTGTAATTGTTGCACGACTTGTACCACTTAACAATGAAAAAGTTACACTGGGAGATGTTCCTGTTACTACAGCTAATACAGAGCTAAGTGTAATAGCTGATGCGGTGTAAAACAAAGTAAGATCCTCTGTGTTACCTGGGTTATAAATTGTCAACGCTTTGGGACTGGCGGATCCTGTTGGGCCTGTTGTTCCTTGTACACCTGTAGCTCCTGTAATACCAACACCAGTAGGACCTGTTGTTCCTTGAACGCCAGTGGGGCCTTGAATTCCTGTAGCTCCTGTAATACCAACACCAGTAGGACCTGTTGTTCCTTGTACGCCTGTAGCTCCTGTTACACCAGTGGGACCGGAGGGTCCTGTGGGACCGGAGGGGCCAGTGATACCTCTAACACCTGCAAGTGTAATACTCCAACTAGTTGCAGTTGTTGTTCCTAGGTTGTAATCAGCAACAATTGCGAATGTAGTGCCAGTTGTAATAGTAACAATACCTTCAAAAAGATTTGCTGAAGTATTAATCGCTCTGACTCTATCTCCTGTAACAAATGCACCCTGTTGATTTGTTGTAAGAGTAATTGTTCCAGTAGAGGCTGGTGTTGCAGATGTTGTGGAAGTTACATTGCTATAGCCAACGCCCGTGGGACCAGTGGTACCTTGTACTCCTGTTGCTCCTGTCACACCTGACACGCCAGTAACACCAGTAGGACCTGTTGTTCCTTGGATACCAGTCGCACCTGTAACACCAGACACGCCAGTGACACCGGAGGGTCCTGTAGTTCCTTGAGGACCTGTTACACCCTGTATACCAGTGGCACCAGTTACGCCCGTAGGGCCTGTTGTACCCTGTACGCCTGTAGATCCCTGTAGCCCAGTGGGTCCTGTTGTACCTTGTAGACCAGTGGGGCCTTGTAAACCAGTGGGGCCTTGAATCCCTGTAGCACCTGTAACCCCAGCGCCTGTTGCTCCAGTGGGGCCAGTAGCACCTTCTGCACCATTTACAAGAGCTACAAAAAGTGCTTGCGCATTAGCAAAGTTAGTAGTACCTGTTCCACCAGAAGCAACTAATGCAACTGGATAATTCCAATAACTATTAGCAGCCCCTGGATTAGTATTTGTAGGTGTTCCATTAATGCGCCATGTTTGATAGTTAGTACTGCTGCCTTGATCTTGAATTGTAATTATTTCAGTTTGTGTAAGTTGAGCAAGAAAAATATCAATATCAATATTGTTATCGGTTAAATGACTGATGCTAATTTGTGTAGCACTGGTTTGCGTAGCAGTATTCCAAAGTAAATCCCCATCTCCTGGATAGCCGCTGGTAATTGTTGTGTTTGCAAGATAAAGAAAAAGACTAGAAGAATAACCTTGAGGACCGGTGGCACCAGTGGGGCCTGAAATTCCAGTCGGTCCGGTTGTACCTTGAGGACCTGTTACACCAGTGACACCAGTCGGACCATCAATGCCGGTAGGTCCTGTAGTTCCTTGAACACCAGTTGCTCCCGTAACACCTGATACGCCAGTGGGGCCTTCAATGCCGGTGGGACCTGTTGTACCTTGTGGCCCTGTAGCTCCAGTGGGTCCTGTAGTTCCCTGTGGACCTGTCACACCTTGTAATCCTGTGGCACCAGTGACGCCTGTAGGACCTGTAGTTCCCTGAGGACCTGTAGAACCTATTGGCCCAGTAGTTCCTTGCAAGCCAGTCGGCCCAGTGGTTCCCTGAGGACCTGTTACTCCAGTAACACCTGTAGGACCAGTTGTTCCTTGGACACCAGTTGCACCAGTTACTCCCGATACCCCAGTAGGACCTGTAGTTCCCTGTACTCCGGTTGCACCAGTAACACCGGTCGGCCCTTGTATTCCTGTTGCGCCTGTAACACCAGTGACACCAGTTACTCCCGATACCCCAGTGGGACCTGTAGTTCCCTGTACACCGGTTGCTCCAGTTACGCCAGTGACACCAGTCGGACCATCAATACCGGTAGGACCTGTTGTTCCTTGAATACCTGTAGCACCCGTGACACCAGTGGCTCCTTGAATACCTGTTGCACCTGATACACCAGTAGGTCCGGTAGTACCTTGTGACCCAGTAGGACCCTGTATTCCCGTAGGACCTGTCGTGCCTTGAGGGCCTGTTACACCTTGTATTCCCGTAGCACCAGTGACGCCAGTGACCCCGCTGGGTCCTTGTATACCAGTTGGTCCTGTTGTACCTTGTATTCCTGTTGCTCCAGTAACACCAGTGGGCCCACCTGGATCACCTTGAGGCCCTGTAACACCAGTGGCCCCGACCATTGCATAAACTTTGGCTAGACCGCTTGAGTCGTAGACATTCCAATCACCATTCTGATTAAGTGCTAATTCTTCTGCTGGAGCTAACGTGCCCGACCAAAGCGTAGTTACTTTTGTGCCGTCAGTATGCTCAACGCGAATTGTATTATTCCCAGAGACTACATCATTTTTTATGTAAAACGTTCTAATATTTCGTTGAATTGGATCTGGCGGTGACGAAACAATTGCTGTTGTAGTTGCAGTCGTAATAATTGTATTAATTCGACCAGCGCTTACAACGCTGTTGTTATTGTCTGCATATGAAACATGAACCTCAACGTTACCGGCCGAACCCGTGATGACATTAAGTACATCTGAAGTAGAGGCCAGGATTAACATTTAAAACTTTAAACGCCTTGATTACTGTATTTTAAAACGAAAAATTCACGTACCGCGTTTTTCTCCAAGCGCTGGAACATAGGCTATACCATTTTTATCATACATTGTAAAGCCGTCAATTTTTATATATGTCAACGGTATGTTGAATAATTTTTGAAGCATTGGTTGCATGGATTGTGCTTGACAGTTGTAAGGGGGCACATCCATCAAGGATAAAGCTCTCCTGGTTACTGCTGAGTTTGATTCACGTTGATCATCATCGTTTTTAGCAACAAGTTTTTGTTCCCATGCCGCCATGCTTTCAATTTCAACTGGAAAGTCAGAAGGTTCCGGAGGGAACACACCTTCTTGAAAGCGCATGGCATAGACATGTTTACAATATCTCATTTCATCTAATATGGGATTCCAAATATCAGTAAGAGATGTGATGACATTTCCCGTTGCGGTATAGTCTTCATATGTTGGCATGCCTTCAGATTTTGAACCTGATAATCCTGGGTTCTTAGTTGTTCTCAAATAAGAAGATCCAAACTCTCTGTAGACACCAGGTTTATCACGTGTTGCTTGCCGATCAATTGCCGTTTCAGAAGTAACACTCCCTGGTACTTGAAATGCTTGGTCTGGGGCAATAATTTCTAAAATACGATTAACATCTGCATCCGTCATTGTAGCGTTATCTACAATGCCTAAGTTTTTTAAAACTTCATAACGACCGGGTTTGATGCTTGCAATACTAGTGCGCGGAAATGCTTTTTTATTAGTTGCCCCAAGGTTCATCATATAGCTGTAATCACGGCGACTAAAATCTTGACACGTACAGCAATACCTAGAACCAGTAATAAAATAACGTCCAATGCTTGGCGGACGGGTAGCAGGAGTTACAAGAACTCGGTCAGGTGTTGCTTCAACTGAACCATCTTTTCTTAAAGTTAAAATACCATTAACTTCATCGGTATCAACCAAAACTGCCTGTACATAGCCATAGCGCTTTTGGGTGGTTGGATCAATTGAATCTCTGTCAATTACAACACCATCTTTTGTAAGTATCCGATCTTCCAAGACTTCTCCGTTAAGTGGCTTAAGGCCTTCAAGGGTACTGCTTATATTTATGTACAAGGGGGCAGGCAATTTATTGCCTTCGCTCCAAGCCCCATGTAGTTTTACGTACCAATAATTATCATCTTCTGTAATAGATTCAATATATAAATCTATAAGTTCAAGCTTTGCTTCTTCGTCCAACCATTGACCAACGTTTTCATAATCTTCTAGTTGAGCATCAAACCAGTATTGATTTATTAGCAAATACTGTGCTTGTAACTGGTCAAACCTCACACTACCAAATTTTTTTAACCCGGCCCAGTGCATGCCGAATTCTCGGCTGGTCGTAGGATACCCTCTAAACTCTCCTTGGATATCGGGGTATTTTGTACCTGCGGGTAAGAAACCTTCCGGAAAAGGAACTGTGTATTTATAGTTGTATGCGTAATCATTATCTTCTAATGACGCACAGGCCATTTCATATCCACGGCGCCAACGTGTCCAGGCAGACTCTCTATTTAACACTGAGATAGAGCCGGGAACGCCACCTTTGGAAAACTCAGTTCTAATTGTCGGTACACAAAAAGGATTAGGCGCTTTTGTTTTACCAAAAGAACCAAAAGTATCGCCTCCACGGGGCGTCATACTTTAGAAGAAACCGCCCTGTGCAATGACTTGTGCGCCAGGGAGATACCCAGAAGAGTTAGGGCCGTCTGGAAAAACACCAACGTAAATGCGGTCGCCGCGCTCCAGGTAAATACCTTTGTTGCGTAGCGGGGCAGTTTCGCCAAGACCAGTTGTATTACCTGCACTTGGCATTGGAGCTGCTAAAACAGGCATGACATCTGAACAGTCAATTACCTGAGTGCTTGCTGGAATAGTTTTTGCAAACAACAAACGATAGTCGCCACTACCAGGGATTGGCGTAGTGGTATTACGGGTTTGATAGAACACAAAAGTTGCGTGCTGTTGATAACCGTAGTTAACACCAAGGAAATTAAAACCGCTTGTAGTAGCACCTGAATAGTTAAGTGCTCCTAACTTACCAGTAATAGTAGTTGCGCCAGTGTAGGCATACGATCCAACCCCACTAGCAGTGCCAGTGTTCATGGCACCGGTTGTTGTAATAGTAACAATCTGTCCACTTACAAGGGAAACCGCATTACCTGAAGTTGTCGTGTCTAGCGTGTAATCTGCACCACGATAGATATCATTACGAACAATTGTAATGGAATCAACTACACCGCCAGAGTTATTGTCTTCACTTAAAGTGGCATCCATATCCACCAAAATAGAAGGAGCCTGACCACCTTGTACAAATAAAGTATTTGTTGCTGCGCTACCAACAGTCTGCGTCGTCACTCGAACCGTATCGAATAACGGACGATCAATAAAAACCGGTTGCTTATTTGAGCTAGTTGAGGACACGCTTCTTACTTCAGCTTTTTGTTAATTATAACCGTTAGTCATTTGCATTAAGGATAAAAATTCAGAAGGCAATTTAACTTTTGAAAACATTGCCTCATCTGGATTATTTTGCCAATTTAAATAGTCTTGAAACGAGGTGCTTTTATCAGTAGCTCCCGGCTCAAATTTCCATTTTTTATTGGCTTCATACTGAGTAATGGCCAGGGGATTTAAAGCCGATGCACCATAAGCGGATTGGCGGAGTTCCCCTGGCAAGTAGCCTGAATCTACATAATCTAAAAAGCGTGCCATTACGGAGCTACTCCAAAAATATTAGGAAGCAATGGACGAATAAAACCAAGAGCAAAGTCTTGCGCAAAGTTTTTCTTCGCCTCTGTCCCAGGGGACATGAGCCCTAATTTTGAAAGAAGAGTGCTAACTGGTGGTGGCTCGGATGTTGGAGAGGGTGGCGTCACAGCTGCTGGTGCCGCTAACGGAACGTCTCCGTAATATTTTTGTAACGAGGCCAAGGATTTAACTGGCTGGCCATAAAAACTACGTCCAGATTCTGTTGGGAATGAAGCCCATTCAGGCGACAATGCAGCAGCCACACGTTGACTAAGCCCTTCCTTACGCACGGTTTCAAGACCCCCAAGATCCATTAACCGATTGCGAGCCAGGGCTAAAGCGGCAACATCTTGTTCTTCTGGCCCAAAACCTTTAAGGCCGAGACGAGAAGATTGGCTTTGCCAGGTTCCAGGAAGAAACTGATATGCACCTGCTGCAGCGCTGGAGTATCCACCACTACGGATCACCCGATCTGGATGACGACTCATATCAGCAAACGTACCGCCCCCAAACATAGTTTGGTAACCTTTGGGACCAGCTGTACCTTCTGCAAACCGAATAGTTTTTAGAAGGCGTTGGCCCTCGGGTGTTTGACGAAACTTTTCTAAAACCTGACGTTCGTTCATTGGACGCCTCTTCGTTTCAATAGTTCTCTGTACGCAAGGGCTGGGTTTTTCTCGGCCCAACTCTTTAAGTTTTCTGGTGTCATACCAGGCGCACCACCCAGTTCTTGGAGCTGACTCACCAAAGTCCCGTTTTGCATCATACTCCTACCCAGTTGCTGTTGGCCCTCATAGAAGGAAGGAAGAGGAACATTTGCAGGAGCGTTGAACTGCTGAGCAGCGTTAAGTACTTCTTGAGAGAGTGCGCGGTTAATAACATCAGAACGTTGTGCGGGAACACCGGCCCCATTGGAGATCACGCTGGATCCCACTTGTCCGGCTCGCCGCCCACTAGATAGGTCCTGTAAGGAACCAGGGGCAGAAGAAGGTGGGCTAGCACCTTCCGAATAAGTCCGCTGCCATTCTAGTTCCGGCCCCCTCCACTCAACTTCTTTTCCACCAAGTTGAGATAAGGTGCCAATAGGTCGTTGTGCGTTTTGTGTATTAATACTTTCTAAAGCTCGTAGGCCACCGTACCTCATTGGATCATTATCTCGCAAAGTTCCAGTAGCTAAACCTACTCCTGCGTTACGTGGGTTTAGAAACGTATCATACAAACCTGCTGAAAGCATTTTAACGGGAAGGCCGCCAGGGGTATAAGCTGCTACACGTGCAGTGTCTCGCATGGACTCTGGAACAAACGTATTGATAACTGGATCTGCAAAGTAGCCTGCAAAATTTGCACGACTTAATGGATTGAAAAACTGACCGGTTTTACCAAGTAATGTAGTTGGTGTGCGTGTAGCCAGGGGATTTAATGCTGTGGGTCCAATACCTTGAAGTTTACGAAAAATTCCTTTGGACGTATCCATACCAGCTTGAATACCTTCTTGAATCCCTTCTTTAATACCTCCTTGAACTTGACGAAGGGATGCAGCAGCTTCAGGAATGTTACCCATTCCATACTCTTGTAAAAAGCGCTGGGCCGGATCAAGTCTTTGAGCAAGTCGTACATCATAAGACTGGCCCCCCCAGACAGAAGGAGCCCTTCTTCCAACTTGCTGGGACATTAATTTATTGGCATTGCCATAACGATCAAAAGTAGCAGGACTGAGGGCTTGCTGGAACCATTTCTTAGTAGGGCGGGCAAGTTGATCTGGTATCGACCCAACAGATCTAACTACTGGTGCTGCAACATCTTCAATAAAACCTTTAGCACTACGTTCTAGTTCAGGAAGAGCACGTGATTTAGCTTGTTGTAAAAGTTGTTGAAAAAGTTTATTCATTATCTACACACCTCTCTTAAATAAATACGTGAACCAACTGCGGTATCTGCTGGGCCAGGTAAAGCTTGGATGAATTCTGCACCCGAACGTTCATACCGGTAACGAGCCTGGAAAGGATCCTTGTAGTTCGGGACATACAGAATGCCAGCCAAACGATTGGTTTCGTAAAGATAAATTTCATCCCAAACTTTTAACGCTTCTTTGGCGTTGCTCGATCTAATCGTACGATCAACGTCACCGGCAATGCTTTCTAGCCGAGTTGAGGGCGAAGTTGCAACTTCAGTTTTCTTTTCAGCCGTATCGCAACGACCAATTTGAATGACAATTTTATCGTAGAAATAAGAATCTGGAACAGTATTCATTGCTTCTTCGAGCCTGGCATAGTCACCAGCAGGCACGGAAACAGTGAAGTACCCTAGGTGGTACCTGACCCTACTTTTATCAAAGTCAGATAAATTCACTTCTTATTTCTCCTGTCTATTCATTATAAAGGAAGGAATCAAACTGGATATCCAGAAAGATAGTTCGACGTAGATGCAGCTTGCCCCATTAAGTAGGGTTGTTGTGAAACAAAAGATGAAAGAAAAGATTTTCTAGGCGTTAAAGCATTGGTTAACGCGCCTGCAATTAACTCACCTTTTAAAGTATCTGCTAAGTTTTTTTCTTTTTGTGGTTGTTGAGCTTGTGTTCCATACATAAATGCTTCAAGAATATCCCTGGTGCGCGTATCGTTTGTTGTTGTTGTTGTTTCACCAGGTAGTACGGGTGCTTCTGGAATTGCTGTTGACTCTGGGGCTGATGCCGCTCCAGGGAGTTTATTCATGTGAAAAATATCTAACTTATATGGACCTGTCTGCAAAGTAGAAATGTTTCCTGCACGTCCTACATTAGACAATCCTTGAACAGTTCCTCCGCCCATAAAACGTAAATCCGTATTAGCAGGGAAAGGATAATCTTCGCCTAAATGCGGAACATTCTTGGCACCAGTAACTGGATGTACTTCGCGAACACCCATGCCTTCAGTAAGGGACAACGCTGGATTTAACTTAAACTGACCGCCCGTCTGGGCGCTGTACATCTGTTGCCACTCTTGACTACCAGGTAACCGAAATTGAATTTTTTGGCCGAGATCAGCGCGTGCTTGCGATAACCCGTAACGCTTGCCATCTTTAATTACTTCAAAGTGACCGTGCGCACCGGTAACCCCACCGGTGGCTCCAGTTTTTCCTAAGTAAATAGCAGAGCCCGCAGACATTATCAACAGTCTTTTATATATTTATTTTAAAACGAAAAACCCCCGGTTGCCCGGGGGAGTAAAGGAGATGAGTATCAGACTCGAATTAGGTCAGCGGCCAAGACAGAATCCCAGTCGACTCGTTTAATTTGCTTAAGCTGCTCAAGATTGTTAAATCTTTCACCCGATAGCGACATCTGGAGATCTTTGATCTCGCGAGCAGTTTTAAGACCGATACCCTTAATATGATCAGCGATCATTTGCGGGGTGGCACCGTTAATATTTAAACGAGTGTCGGGAGGAAAAACACGGGGTTCTTCTTTTGCTGCCTTGTCCTTTACTTGAAGAGTTTGAACCTTTTTGGTTGCAGGCTCATCAAGTTCTAATTCGGATTTGTAAGCGGTAAAAAGGCGACCGTCCTGATCTTCGACCATGAACCAATCGCCGTTATCAAATTCACTAACAATTTTGACGCGTGCGGCAGTCTTTTTGTGCTGATAAAGCATAAGTACCAGAGGTTATCTGGTACTTACTTTAACCTAATCAGCTGACAGTGCGACCAAGAAGATATGCATCGATATCTTCATAGCCAGGGGCCTCGTCGGGGCTGATGTAGCAAACTTCCACAACCAGGTAACCGGTGCGGCCTGCAGCAATATCAGCAGCCGAGATGTACACACCGCCAGAAGTGGTGGTGCTATTAGCCGTTTCCTTAGCAAACACCGAGAGGGTGGTGGAGGCAACAGCTTTGTAGTACACATTGGTGTTGGTGACGCCAGTAGCACCAGTGACGGTGATAAAGGGATCGGTACCAAAACCTTGGGTGCCACCAGCGAAGTAAATCTTGGTAGCAGCGTCACCAGACACAGTAGAGGTCAGGTTAGCTTGGATGATGTTTTCACCAACACCAGAAGCAGCAACAGGGTTGCCGCTGTTGTTACGACCGAACGAAATAACGTTACCAGTGGATGCATACACACCAGAGGCAACGCGGCCATCGCCCCAGCCGGAAGCAACGGAAATCGCAGTGCGATAAACGTAAGCAGCTTGGGTGGTGTTACCAGAGATCACCATGCCGGTGATGTCGGTACGAGTGTCGTCATTCCGATAGGGGGAAGGAACGATCACGCTCATGGTCGAACCGCTGGCACTAGCAGAGCCAGAGCCCCAGGTCACGGGCACATAGCCACGTTGCTGGAAATAACGGTAGCCAGGAACGGCCAGCACAGAAGTGGGGCCGCCTTTGGAGTAATCATTGGTGTTATCAGCGGTAACATCAATGTTCTTATACCAGCCGTTAAGAGCATTGCTCCAGTTGCCTGGATAGATCTTTTTAGCAGACAAGTAGGTCATTTATTTTTCCTAAGAGTTATTTTTAATTATCAAACAACGCCGTCATCTTGGACGAAGCTGAAGCCAGTAGTAACGAAGTCCTTGTTCAGGATTTCGAAACCAGCATACAGTTGCCAAATCAAGATGATAAAGCGGCTGAAGTCATCGTTATTGTTGATCAGCACTTGGGCGTTAGGACCGCCAATACCGACGCCGATGGCCTGGGGACCGAAGAAGTAACCTTGAGCAACTTCTTGGCTGGAGTAGTTGGAACCACCGTCGAAAGAAGCGCTGATGGACTTACTGGGGAAGTTGGTCGATTCGAAGAACTTAACGCCTTCAAACTGAACACCAGTAGGCATAACGGGTTCGCCAGCCAGGAAATAACCTTGACCAGCTTGGGGACCCATGTAGAAGCTGGCGTTGTTAGGCATCATGGGATTGCCCATGTACATGCCTTGGCCAGGGTTACCAGCGTAACGAGCAATCTCACGGAAGTCAGGGTCACGACGCAGGTGCATCATGAACGTGGGATCGCAGATGCAACGATACAGACCATCAGAATAGGTCGGCACGTTGCGCTTACGCAGGTCCTTAACAACGTTCAGCAAGTCGGTACGAACTTGGAACTGTTGAACGTCAGCGGTGTACTCAGCACCGGTGTAAGAAATACGACCAGAAGTGTCTTTGGCTTTGCCACCAGGGAAGTAGTAACCGCCTTGGGTGGTAGAAGCTTGACCGTTGGCTTCAGCTTTGGCCAGTTCGTCAATGAAGACGCGGTCGCGCCAACGACGGTAATCATCCAGCAGGGTGAGGCTGCCGATAGACTGGTGGAACATGTTCAGGTTGCCGCTGTCAAGCAGCAGACGCTGAGCAGTGATCAGAGTCTCGCGAGCAATCTTGAAGGTCGAAGGCTGGGTGGGATCGCCCGGGTCCGCAGGACCGGTGTATTCCTTAAGCACCACAAGGACTTTCTCCTTGGTGATGTTACGGCTGTTGGCGGTACCGATGGTTTGGTCGGCAATACGCTCGCGGCTGTCCTTGGTACCAGGGGTTCCCCAGAACTTATAGCGGTCGAGCTGAACAGTTTGACCAGGCTGACGAGTGAAGTCGTGAACAACCACGGGCTCCACTGCCATCTCGGCAATGTAAGCAGGGTGAGGACGATAGAGTTCGGCCCCTAGGATTTTGGGAAAATCGTTATCAATGAACACTTTGGTTTATCCTCCAGAGTCTCAGGAAGTTTTTATCGGGTGAAAGAGTCAGACATCAATATGTCTTATCTAAAACAAATTTTAGCAGTCCGTAATTTTTCTTTATACGTACTGCAAGGTCGGTGCTTTATAACGAGCGCCAGCGGAATTGCTAGAGCCGTATTCTTCTGGATCAACAACATTTCCTTGCATTTGCATAGCTTGTTGTTGTGCAAAACCAGGGACGCCCAAGGCGCCTGGAACTGCACCAGCAGCAACACCACCTAAGCCAGCGAGAGCAGTAGCCGCTGGCACACCAGCAGCAGCAGCAGCAGTTTTCAAACCGTAATTAGGTTTTTCAAGTGCAGCACCTACTTCTAATAACTTATCGATTGCTTGAGTACCAACTTGCTGACGAATGCCGCCGGGTCGAGCACCGGCTACATAATCAGCGATTGCAGTACCAGCGGGCATAATTGCACGTTCTTGAATTGCTTGCGCAATTTGAGGTGCATACTTACCCGCTAAGCGAGAAGCGCCTAATGCCCCACGGGCGCCAAGAGCACCTGCAATTCCACCTAATGCGGCCGAACCAGGATCTTCACCTTGGGCGGCAAGAGCCCCACCGACTGCCAAACCGGCAACAACAGGGACTCCATACGCAAGTAAGGGACGTGCTTGACCAAGACCGGCAATTTTAACGGGAGCTGCTTTTGCAGCTGCCTTCATGCCACCTGTTACACGTGCCATATCCTTACTCCATCACAAACAGTTTGTTTGCAACGGTTCCAGGTTGAGCTTGGTTCAGCATGCGCCAGGCGTTCTGGGGATCACGTGCCATTGCTTCGTTGAAACCACCCCAGAAGTTTTCGGGCATCTGTGGTGCAGCTGCTGCGGGAGGTGCAGGGAAGTTGCCCATCGTGGGAGCTTGCATTTGCTCGGTGGGATAACCACGAGTTTCAAGCTGACCTTCGTTTTCGTACACGGGATAAGGACCTTCAGGACCGAAGAACTTCAGCGTGTAATCGCTGAGAACATCGGGGTTGGTGAGAATTTCGTTGTAAGCCAGGTTTTCCTGGTGCTCGTTAACAGCAAAGTTGGCATAACCAACGATGTTACTTGCTGCGCGGTTTCCCCAATCCACTGCGCTGTCCAGCATTCCCTCTAGGTTTAGGGCGTACTGGTTCAGAATTGCCGGAGCTTCCATCCCGAACGCTTCGATTACCTGACGGCTTTCGTTGCTCAGGTTGTAGTAATCCGCCACTGCCTGGTTCACTTCCGCGTGCGCTTCCGCCGCCGAGGAGCCCGTTAAGTAGGTTTGGGAAGAGTTGGGCGAGAATGCCTGGTTGGGAGACCAGGTCTGCTGAGCCGATTGTTGCGTAGCTGGGCTGCTGTACCCGTAGTTGGCCGGGGTATACGCTGTCGTCGGTGCTGACTGTTGACCCTGGAACGGGGATTGGACTGGAGCGCTCAGTAGGTTGACCACCTTGTTGAACGCCGATTCCCAGGGGTTCCCCGTCGAGTCCGCCGCCGGTTGGGATTGGGGGGCGTACTGAGTAGGGGCTGATTGGTAGCTGGGGGCTGCCTGAGGTACCGCTTGAGGGTAGCTCATACCCACTTGATAAGCCTGAGGCGCCGCTTGGTAGCTGGCCGGTGCTGCCTGCGGTGCTGCCACCACGTAGCTGCTCGGTGCCACTGCCACTGGTGCTTGGCTCGTCTGTGGGATCGATTGGACGGTAGCGTCCTGCATAACTCATCTCCTTTTGTAGAGCTTCTAAAGTGCGATACAGATATGGAGTTAAATCCAATCTCGGATCCGCAGCCATCGGTAAATCCGGTGATTGCGGGTGAGGGGTCTGCATCATGCCCCCCACAAGGCGAGAAAACTGAGAATATGCATTCTGTAGTTCACCCACCATCCTGAATGGGAAGCCTGATAGCATCCCGGCCCTTTCTTCATCCGTCTTAGACGGGAAGAGGTATTTCAGTGCTTCAATGCTATCAACACCTAATTCTTGTAAATTTCTTACAACAATTGAGTTGTTTAGCACGTCTTGGGTTGAGTCCTCATAAACAGGACCTAACCAACGCCACAACATCGTAACGTCACCATCGGGAATAAGGCCTAAAACACCAGGGGGAATTTGTTGTGTTTTAAGACAGGCCATCATTAATTGCTTGACCCTGCCTTCAAAACCCGTCATGGCATCTTCATACATTGCAATTTCTTGTTGAGTTGCTGTCTCAGGTAGCTCCAGGGGTTTTTCAATTCCTGCTGCTGCGGCTAACGTCTCACGGAACAAACGTTCCTCTTGATAAATAATAAGTTCTAAGCACCTGCAAATACCATAAGTGTAGATAGCGGTTGCTTTCTTTTTAGACGTTGCTGACACACGTCCAAACAACGATTTATACTCAGTTGCGGTGACGCCTGCAGAAATAGAAAGCTCATCAACGCCGCCTAAAGCTGTTCTAATTTCTTCTCTGTATTGACGAGCAAAACTATTTTGATCACCTGTAATTGCATCTGGAACAATGTAACCAACTCGGTCGTTTGGTTCCAGGTTTGCAATGACGCGTGGTACACGGATCTGTCCATCCATTCCACGACTAAGGGGATCTTGTTTAAATGTTGAACGACTCAACGAGCCCATGCTGCCAAACCCAGAGTTTGCTGCAATAGACGGACGTTGTACAACAGAATCACCACCCGACTCCATCAGGTCAGTCTTGGGACGTGACGAAAGAAGTGTTGGATTACCAAAGAACTGCACGTTCTTGCGCATGGTCCGAACCATTTCATCATGCGTGCAAATATGATTGGCTAACGCATCAAATTCACCAACACCTTCAGTAGAAAATCCCTTGGGATTATTAAAAATTTCTACGCAAGGAATAAAACCTAACGTATTTTTAAACGTTTTAGTTTTGTTTGGTATTACTTGGTAGTTAGTATCAAATGAGATTTCACCTTCCGAGTGTGTTTCTTCAATTGTTTTACGTTTAATTGAAAGCCTGATGTAACGCTTAGAACCTTGTCCACCCATTGTGGCAGGGCCAGACAAACCGCTGGTACCAATGTCCTGTTGAAAGCCCATGCCTTGACGGACTTTATAGCTATAGATGATTACAACTTCGTCTAACTCGCCGTCAATATTGTAAAAAGTTCGGTATTCGTGCTTGCGAAAATAATAAAGGCGGTAATTGTTTTGAGTCGGACGGATATAAAACAATCCTTGTCCATCACAAAGGAAATAGTCCCAGATGGAATCAAGGCGTGTATCAAGTTGATTGTATTTAATTACACGGTCAATAAAATCTTTACGCTGATTTCCAAAATTATCTTGACTTGGAAAAAACTCAACACCTTGCCGAATGCCAAACAAACGCATTTGGGCTAGGTGCGATGCCACGACCCCAGTGTCAATTGCCGCACCACCATCTTTCTCAAGATAGGAGTCAATAATATCCTTTAGACGGGACTTAGCATCGACGGCCATTAACTATTTTCCCTTTTACCTTTACTGATCTTAGCAGATTTCTTTTCTTTCTTTTGGGAAAGCCAAAGATTAAAGTACATCAATTCACCAGAGCTAAAAAGCGCTGGTGTTTTAAGTGCTTTTTTTATCAGCTTTTTTGTTTTCATTAGGATACGGTTTTACCTGCAAAACCTGTTGGCATTTGACCGTATTGAGAACCTCTATAAAATCCAGCATTCGCAATTCCTGCAGCATTACCCATGGGGTTCATACCGGGCATTAAGCCCGCCATTCGAACAGCAGTGGTTGGCACAGATTGTTCCATGCGTTGTTGACGTGTTCTTGGATCTAAAATTTGAGTTGGCATGTACATGTTTGGAGCTTGCGGCCCCATACCTGGTTGCATTGGTTGACGATTTGGATTGATGTCGAAACTAGGGTTACCAGCAACCATGGCTCCAGGTTGAGGTAATCCAAAAGCTTGGTTAGTAAAACCACCAGGGGTCATTGCCCCTGCATTACCCATATATCCACCGTAAAAACCAGCCATTTTTAATTTATTCCTTATGCTTTTATTTTACTCCTCTAATACCACATATCCTGCTGGGTCATTTACTTTACTCAAAATAATACCTTCTCCTTTTACATCCCAATTCAAAACGTCTCCTTCTTGCCACCCAAGGTCTTCAATTACTTCATCTGGAAGAATTATAAACTGATCTCCGTTGTCGTCTTCTTGAACTTCTAAAATGTAGCTACTCATTTGGCCAAAAGCTTTTCCATAAGCTTATCAAGCTTATTGTTAATTTGTTGAAAATTATCGTGCATATTTTGAATCTCTCTAAGAAAGTCTACTTTTAAAACATATTCCAAAGGCATTCGATTTATTTGTTGTTCCAATGAGTCAACGCGATTCTCTTGGGAACGTAACGATGCGTTAAGGGTTTGCAGCCGTTCATGCGTTCGGCTTAAAATTTTGTTTGCCACCCAGGACCCTCCTGTGACAGCTGATACAACTGCAGTGATTGCAATTGTTAAATACTCTGGTCCCACAAATATGAAAGCTTTCTTCTTATTTTAAGCTTAGTAATCAAGATGTAACTGACCTTTTCTTGCTAATCCGGTAACTAACCAAACCAACGCATCAACACAGTCGTCATGACCACTTACGCCGAAATTTGTGAGTTCATCGAAGAGATTTGTGAAGTTCCTGAAACGATTAAAGATAATTTTTCTATCTTCAAACATTCCCATGATTCCCCTGAACCGTGCCAACTTGTCTGCACGGAAACCTTTGACTGGATGCCAAATCAAATTGTAGAGACCTTCGTCATTTAAGCAAACACGTTTGAAGTCAGCTTCCAAAGATGCCTGGTACTGTACAGCTTCTGACCAAATATCACACGTGGAATAAGTGGGGAAATAATTACCACCTTCATCACAACCAAGAATTGACCAATCGTTGAGCAACTCTTTCATAGCATCAAGTTTTTCAAGGTTGCCCATAACCCTGATACGCCTGTAATCGATAATGTGAATACGGTCCTCAATCCGCCCACCAAGAATCATGACCGTGTAGTCATTCTTTTCTTTAATGCCTGCAGACAAGTCAACCCCAATGCCCAGGGCATCAAACTCCGTTGATATTTCTGCCTTAACAATAAGTTCTGGCGCCAATGAAAGTTCATTTTGTCTAACAATTTGATTCATGTATTGAAACGAAAAAGCAATTGGTGCCTGTCGTTTCTTTTCTTTTAGATAATCTAGTGACCACATCTCAGGCCAGTAAGACTCTTCATCACCTGTTTTAACATTGTTTTGAATTGCAGAAAGAACAATCTGTGTCCAATTATTTTGTTCGTTAAAAGTTGTAGCGTGAATATCATCGTGTCTAAAACGAGTTCCAAGACAAATAGCCCGCGCGCCTTCAAACATTGTTGGTGCAATCACCGCGTTCCAGTTGTCCTGCATCATCTTTCTAATGTCAGGGTTGGCAATGTCGGCAGCAGACTTGATAGCGTCATCAATCATTACCAGGTGAGAACGCTTGGAGGTCACGGAACCCTTAAGGCCTGCCGCGCAAAGAGTAAATTGTTCATCACCGGTTACGTCGATTCCAGCAAACTTGTGATCAATAGACCAGTACTCATTACTGGTTACGTTCTTAAGAAGGCGTACTGTAGGAAAAACTTCTTGATATCTTTTGCTTTCAATAATGCGTTTAATGGTTGCTGACTTGGAACGTGCAATATCAACCGTATAAGACAAGTAAAGAACTTGAAGTGGAAGTTTTGCATTTGTGTGAATGCCAATCGCCCAAGCTGTTAACAAACCAAGAACCGTACTTTTTGCTGAACCACGAGGGGCTAACAGGTCAACGTTGGGACCAGCAATCTTAATGAGACAATTACTATCTTCGTTAGTAACAAAGTGTCTATGCCAGTTTTGATGGTGTTGGGCTGGTGGTTTGTCTGCTACATACTCACAGAAATAACCAAAGTCTTCTCTGGCCCGTTCCAGGAGATGAAGATTGGTTGGTGCCTTGACCTTAAAGTTCTTAGACGCCGCACGTGCATTGCGGCGATAAGCAAGGTGCTGATAAGAAGGCACAGGTACTATTCAAGTTATTACTGAATAATATCCTACTTCTTTTCCTTGGCTTTGCGCTTTTGATCTTGATACTTACGTGCTTTATCTAAAGCTGCTTTACGTTTTTCTTTATCATTCATCTCAGAGCCATCTTCTTTCTTGGCTTCTTTTTTCTTGAGGTACTCAAGAAACTGAGGTGGGACTTTACCTTTTGCCATTAGAAGTTCGATCCTGTGTTTTGTAACGAATTCATACCACGAATACGTTGCATCATTTGCTCATAAGCGGGCGAACCCTTTTCTGCTAATTCCCGCTCTACACGCCCAAGGCGTCCACCAAACGCACCACGGGGAGGATTAGCTTCCAGGCCTGGGGCAAACTGCGGACCGCTACGTTCAAAAGAAGTTACTTGATCGGGGCGTGCAGCGGACATTTCTTGTTGTGCCACAGCGTTTGGAGACATCCCTGTTGCTTCTCCCATTACACCTGGATTACTACCGCCCCCACCTTGACTTACCTTTTGAACAGCAGCCCGACGCATGCGAATACCTTCACTAGCAGCAGCACGTTGACGAGCAGCCGCTTCACCAGCTAAACGTGTATTTCCTACGCTGGCACCCATTGTAAAATCCTATTTGCTTTATTAATTATTTTAAAGCAGTTATTCTTCAAGCTGCATGCGTGCCCATACACTCATTGATGCTTCTTCCAGGGGCCCTTCGATAGGATCATCTTTGAAGATAAACAACAACTCACGTATTGCTCTATCCGCACCAGCCATTAATAAACCTTTGCGATCTTTAGTGGAAGTAAATTGTTCAATCTGTGCAATTGTCCCACGCAACTCTTTTTGCATGGACGCAATACGCGCAACACCAGCATCACGTTTAACAGTGCCGGTCTCTACGTCTTCACGTAGTTTGCGAATATCTTCTTGCATTTCATCGATCTCATACAAGAGAGTTTTTCGATGATCCGGCTTTTTGTAATGATCTTTAACCCAAAGATTACACGCCGTAATGCTGCCTCTATAGCCAAGGAATCTGGCATATAGAAAAATTTCAATTACAGAATAGTTGTCAGAAGAAAAAGAACAGAATGATTCTTGGGTTGAAGCGTCAAGATTATCAACCCAAGTATCAAATACTTCAATATCGATAAGCTCGTTGGGCCTGGCCGTAATCGCGTTCTTCGTCTTTACGCTTGAAGGTGTCTTGTTGTTCAGCAGAGGTTCGGGATTCTGTTGCTCCCTTACCAATGGTTTCACGTTCTTGTTCACCAGCGGTCTCCATTTTTTTCTTGGAAAATTCGTAAGCAACGCCAGCAGCTTGACGATATTTATCTAAATCAAAATAGTCGTCCTCACCGGATTGACCAGCGGGAACTGATGGATCGGCAAAACTGCTGGTCATGTCTTATAAACTCTACACGAAAAAATTAGAAGTTGCTCATCATACCGGCAAGGCCTTGCGCGTAAATATCGCGACGGCTTTCCAGAGATTTTTGACGTTGCTGACGACCTTTAGAACCTTCAAGACGATTAAGAAGTTCTTCGAACTTGGTGATGTCAAAATAGTCGTCAGTTCCGGATTGACCGGTAGGGACAGAAGAAGTCATGATACGTTAACAATTAAAGAGTTAATCAGAAGTTGCCCATCATGCTGGCAAGGCCTTGCGCATAGATGTCGCGGCGGCTTTCCAGGGACTTTTGACGTTGCTGACGACCTTTGGAACCTTCAAGACGATTGAGAAGTTCTTCGAACTTAGTAATGTCGAAATAGTCGTCGGCTCCAGATTGACCGGTAGGGACGGAAGAAGTCATGATTTTTTAACAACCTAAGGTAATTATAGCAATCTTAGTTTTTAAAAATTAAAACTGCCAACCAAACTATTATAGATGGAACCTTGTGATTGAATCTTAGCCAATTCTTTACTCCCCTCAGTTTTTAATTTTTGAGTTTCTTTATCGATTTCACCTTGTAAATTAGTTAAGCCAGCGCTGTATAGGTACTGGCGAGTGTCCCGAACATTCTGCTGTTGATCTTCAATCTCTCCTGCGGTGCCAGTAAAATCACCAAAGGTTGGCACAACAATTCCAGCACGGGCTGTCGTGCCTTCTGACATTTGTGGAAGAAGGTTAGAAGCAAATTTAAAAGTTCGTTGACCTGTCTTCTTGCCTGCTGCATCAGTTGTCTGTTTGCCAAATTTTGTGTCGTAATAATTATCTAAATAGCTTTGATTAAATTTGTCGTTATATTCCGTACCTTTATAAAGAGAATTACGGAGATCGTCATTGGAAGTGTAATAACCCTGATTAAAACGCTCTGTTGCTTTTGCTTGCTCTTCTGCGGTTGCTTGACGACCAAGAATCTCTTCATACGCCGCACCAATACCGGTTGCACGGCGGCCAGGGAGAAGTTCTTTGGTGTAGATGTCTGAAAACCTACTGACGTCTTCCTCAACCGGTCCTAGGTCGTACTTGGTGGAGTAATCACGTAACTTCTGAGTAGCCTCTTCATAACCAAGTAAACCTTGGCGAAGTTGATTCTCAACTCCTGTACGCAACCCTGAGTATCCTGCGGCGCCGGCTGCTTTGCGTGACTCGTCAGCTGCTCTTTGCTCTGCCTTTTCTTGCGCAACACGAGCATCGGCAGAAGCTTCTTTTTCTTGTTGATACTTTAAAAAATTTGCAAAGGTGTCATCCTTTGGAATTTCTGGTGCCTTGTAAGTAACTTTAGAACCGCCCATAATTACACCATTAATGATTCAATAGGAGCTTGTGCAATACGGCCGAACATACCTGTTGGCTGTGCTCTTGCTGCTGCAATTGTTTCTTGTAGTCTACCAATACGTTCTTTACGTGATGTATCTCTATACAAAGGGCCACCTCTGAAAGCGGTTTCCCATGTTGCTTGCTCTCGGTCCAAGCCCATTTGCTTAGGCATGAACTCAGCAAATTCCATGCGTTTGGCTTGGGCTTGGCGACCAAAGTCAAGATCTGCTTCAGTAGTTGCACCGAAAATTTGACCAAACATACCAAGGCCAATATTGGCTTTGGCTGAATCACGCTGGAAGAGGATGCCTTGTTTTAACGCATCAGCCTGAGCGGCTTGCTGCGCATTGGCAATATTAGCTGCAGTACGTTGCTGACCAAAACCAGTAATCAGACCGCCTATTGCGCCAATACCGGCTGATGCTAAGGATGTTGGGTCAAAAGCCATTTTTCCTCCTGTGCTACTACCTGGTTTCCAATTAACAGCAGAATTCCAATCCGTTGAAAAATTTGAAGAATTACTTGCGGATGGATTCCAGTAATTAGAAGTTGATGTCATTATTATAAATCAACTAGTTAAAATAACGCCTCTGTGGAGCGCTGTATCCAGGAGCTTGAATGTTCATTGACGGTACGCTTGCAAACGTTCCACGATAAATTTCAGGAATCCGGCTCATCCCTTCGTAATACTTATCTGCTGCAAATGCACGCTCAATTTGACCAGGGAGATTAGCAAGCGTTTGATACTTCAGTGTCTCTCTAGCTTGTTCCTTGGCAAGTTCGCTACCCATCTTAAGCTGCGCTGCCATCCCTTCTGGGCTTTGATTGTAAGCAGCAATATCCATTAATTTTCCTAACCCTGCAGTAAACTGATCAGTTGTAGGTCTAGCAGACATTGCTGCTTGAATGTCTGCTGGAGTTGCGTTGGGATAGTCTTTCTTCAGCTTTGCAAGCTGACCCAGATATCCCCCTGGACTGCTACTCCAATCTTCAGTTGCAGCTGCAGCGGGTTGAAGCAACGACTGAAAAGCTGCACCTTTGAATCCACCAGTAGGAATATTCTTCCAATCGACAGAAGGCTGGTTATTTAAAAAATTACCAAAACTAAATCCTTGATAGGCCATGATTACCTCAACACTGCGTTGGCATAAGGATTAGCCGTCAGCATGGTGCGAATTGTTGCACCGGTTTCAGCTTGGCCACCAAGAGCAAGTTGACCTGCAGAATTAAGAACACTCAAGTTGCCAAGTTGTTGACCTTGGCTTGCAATCAAAGATTGCTGACGAATCAAGTCAGCATTCTTCATTTGGTTTATAAGAGGCATGTTCCGTTGTAAATCCATGTACTGAAGATCAGATTGGTATTTATTTAAATCTTTAATAGCACTGGTCTGAACACCCAGATTATTACGGTACTGTGTGGCACCAATTTCACCTAGTTTTTCTGCTGCTGCAATTTGAGAGGCAAATTCACCCTCTTTATTTTTTGTTGGTATTTTGGTAATAGATTGACGAGCGTATTCAGCCGCCTCGGCACCTTGACCTGCACCAATATAGGAACCAACAGCTGGTAAAACAGCCTGTGCTGCTTTTCCAATTAAACCATAGCGTCCTGTAGAAGGAATAAACCGTGCGGCACCAGCACCAAGAAGACCGCCTGCACCTGCACCAGCAAGAGCACCAGCAGCTCCCATCGGATTTCCTGCATTAAGTTGAGAAACTGCTGTGGTCACACCAGGAATAATTCCAAGGCCGAGACCAAGGCGGCCCGCTGGAATATTTTCAATTGATTGGCCAATACCAGCCATGGCACCTCGGGAAGCTGGTGCTCCACTAGTAGCGCCAACCGTTACGCGACCACCGCCAGCACCTGAACCACGTCCGCCACCACCATAGGTAGGCTCAACAGCTGAGGGGCCGATATCACCTGTCACTTTAGGTTGTACTTGGCCACCAAGACCAAGGGAACCCATCATCCCACTTAGCCAATCATTGGCCATTCCTTGGGCCTGGGTAATTTGATTAGGAGTGCCAGGGCGTTGGAACTTACCTGCTCCACTACCACGGCGTGTAAAACGTTCATCTTCTGGTGAACCGGGATATCCTCCAGTTACGTCAGCCATCCTTATGAATATGTTCTTGTTAGTTAAATTCTATCAGCACTTATATTTTGATAGTCATTAACTGTTGGTAACTGTGGACGATTACCTGCTGCAATTTGTTCATTAACTGCATTGCCAGCAGCAACGCCGGTCAAAGAACCAAGTAGACCACCAGCTAAACCACGGACTGCACGTGCCATTGGTGTCTTGCCCCCAGGGATTCCTAAGCGCTTGCTTCCTTTACCCGCAAGTACGGCACCGGTTGTACCAGCAGCAAAACCTGCTGCCATTGGAATATTTGCTGGGAAACCTAACAACCGCACTTCAGGTGTGCCTTGAAGATTTTCAGCTGTTCCTTTAAGAACACCTAGCCCCAACAAACCTTTGTCGTTGTAAAGGTAATTCATATAATTACCATAACGCTGTGGTGTTAAATCAGGAATTTCTTTTTTAGCCGTTTCGTATTTAAGAGGTTCACCTGTACGGCCTAAAAAGAAACGTTCAAATATTTCTTGTGCAGGTTGTTGAGATGTTCTGCGATCATCCGTACCAGGTTCCGAGTAAGACTGCGCAAACCCTTTAGGACGAAACTGCTCTTCCGGGTTGGTGATGTCGTATGTTCCAGCAGCTGCAACCGCTGGTGCTGCAATCCCAAGGGCAACAGCAGCTCTTGCGGTAGGAGACTCAAGCCAGGTTTTATTAACACCTGCTTCCAGGCCACGTTGTGCAATAGCTAACGGATGGTTGTAACGCCACCAGTACGTACGTGTTCCGTCGTTTGCAGCGTCAATTGCCATTCGAGATGCATAAGCACCTAAAAATTTAGCTGGGGTGTTACGAGCGCTAATCCCCTGTTCTGCAACTTTTTGTTTAAAACGAGGATCTAAAATGCTTTCGCCGTATCCAACGCCATCATTGATCATCTTCTGCTGAATACGATCAGCAGTTTTAAAACCCTCTTGAATGTCTCCTGGAATTTGTCTAATTTGTTGAAAAAGATTCATGTGAATTATTGCAACCGTCCATAGGAACGAAGATCAGCTAAATATGATTCGTACTCGGGCATCATCTCAGCCATATAGTTTTGCGGTTTTGTAAAGTTTTGTAAAAACGTTTGCTCAAGACCCTGCATTTGAAACTGTGTCCCAGGGGAAACTAACTGAGGTGTTTGCAAACCATTAATAGCCGCACGTTGCTCCATCTCTTGGGCAATTTGTTGCTGCTGTAGAACATTGCCCTGAGCTGTTTCTGGATATAACGTTTTACCAGCAACTGCATCTACAACGGCTGGAGAAATAATCGACGCCCCTAAATTTGCAACCGTCTCTAAACCACCTCGTACTGTTTTTGGGTCAATACCCATTACTGGCTTAGTAATTTTTGAACCAAGTTTGCGAGCCAGTAAAGTGGCTGGGTAAGCTGCCAAGAAATCAGCTGCTCCATAAGCGGCAGCGGCTTTGGGGCCACCAGCTAACAAACCAAACCCTGCGGTCAAAGCACTGCCGGTACCAACGTTCCCGACAATGTCTTTATTTTTTCCAGCGTACTGTGCAAGTCGCTGAAGAAGACCTGTGGGCACTGCCATCTTATATAACCTTTATCTGTTTATTTTATCTGGTCTTAGCCTACGGTTTTACCAGGGGAAATATTTGTCTGTTTATCATTAACATTTGCCGTTTCTTCTCCTTGCCTTGTTTCTGCATTTGCTTGTTGTGTTTTAATTGCTCCTTCACGCTCAAGCAGTTGTGCAATTGACGGCTTATCCTCAACGTCACTTTCAGCACGTTTTTCAGCCATTGCCAGGAGAAAGCCTTGAGGATCAGGATTCCTAAGACGGGGCATTGGATTTTTTGCCATCTTAGAAGGATTTAACGTTGGGCTAATTTTATAAGCCTCCATCCATTGAGGGTTAAAATCAGGTTGTTCCTGGGGACGTTGTGCAGTTTTACCACGACCTTCATTAAAGTCGTAATCTTCTGGCCTGTTAAACCGACCAAGACCATCAAACAACTCATACTCAGGCGTTACTCCGTTTTGATTACCATCAAAGAAAGGAGCATTACCAAGAAAATTTAAAGCTGGATTTAATGTCTCTTTACGAGTCATCATCCGCTTCATCAAATCACGTTCACTAAACCTTGATGGGTTCCAGGGGTATTCCCCTGTTGACGGTTTAGACGCAAATAGATCATGAAAGTCAAGTTTTTTACTTACTTGACCTTGCCTGTTGAAAGGGTTTTGTACGTAGCGACCAAGATCAAGGCGTGCGTCTTGTGCCATCAATCCTCAGCTTTGCCTGCTTTTTTCTTATTGTGCAATCCTACTAGGGTCTTACGCAATTTAGCTTGCTTCTGAGTTGTCTCGTCATATTTGTCAGGATTGCTCAATACATTTTCCTGCAGCTGAGCAGAGGTAATTCCTTTGCGCTTAGCTTTAGCGGTAAACGCACCTTCTTTCATATCTGCAGATTGAATCCACTTCTTTTCTTTTTTCTTTTTATCGTCGGCCATGATTAATCAACAACACCTAGTTGCCTAAGGATCATTTGAGGATCGCGTCCTTCAATTCTAGCTCGGCGTAACGCTTCGCTTGCTGCAACACTTTCACGGTTTACTTGCCGACGATTTATTTCATTGGTAATCGCAGCAGCACCACCTTTATTGGCTTTACTTAAAGCGTTTTCTAAAGCTTGGTTTGAAACTGTGGAAAAAGGAGTTGCTTCCCGTTGTTCCAGCCACTTAGGAACATCTGAAGGTTTACGGGATGCTGCAGCAGAATATGCACCTGTAGTTTTGCTCATTGCTCCAGGGACATAGTTGGGATCTATGCCGTACACACCAATGCCTGCTGAACCGCCGGGAATTTCAGGTTCCGGAGCTTGATTAAGAAAGCTATAAGTAATTTCTTGTTTGGACAGTTGAGTTGGCGGTACATCTGCCTCCATGGCTCCACGGACACGCTGAGAACCAGGGATGTCAGGTCCCATGTCTCCGCCCAACAGCTCACGTAAACTGCGTTTGGGTAATGCTTCGTTTAGTGTTGCAGATGCTCCGCGGATTGCAGTGCCAGCTGCAGTTTTTTCAATCTGTGTATCAGGACCGATATTGATCAATGCTCTTTCTTTAAGTCCACCTAGGGGATCGAGGGGATCAGCGCTAGCTGCTTCTACTGCATTGCGAATGGTGGTAGGTAGTGAAATACTTTGATTAAACTTTTCACTGCCAGGTTCCAAGTTGGGCTTACTTGTCCAATCTGCGGCAAGTGCTCGTTCAAAACGTTGGGTGCCAGGACGTAAACCACGGGCTTCTACTGCTTGACGACGAGCAACCATTTCATCCCTGGCAACATCCGCAAGTTCTTGCGAAGTAAGTGGGCGAGGTTCTTCATTCAACAATGCGGCCTCAGTGGGATCGTAACTAGGATCACGGCCTTCCCTGCGTTCAATACGCCCAGCAACTTGGTTGGCCCCAGAGTCAAGGGCATTGTTGGCTTGAATGCTCTGCAGGGGAGTGATCGATTGTTGCGCTGCAGTTAACGACTCACCTTGCAGTTCGTCCATCAATTGATCAGCTGTTTTGTACAACTGCTTGCCATAAGCCTGTTCCATCCTGCCGCTCAACTCTTGCGTTTTAGCTGCACGCATTTGTTGGAACTCGGCAATCAACCGATCAGTCGGATCAATCTCTAAAGCGTTGGCTGTTGTTCCAGGGGCAGGGATAGAGGGGTTGACAATCTCCGCTGATTTAGGAACGGCCTGTGCGCTGGGGGTAGCTGCAATTTTTTCAACCGGACCAGAGGTGTATTCTTTTAAATCGCCAACGGTAATGCCACGACTGGTTGGACGAGCTGCTTGTTTAACTGCTTGTGCCCCACGACCAAAGAAACGACGGGCCGCTAATCCCGCACCAATGGCGGCAGCAGTACCAAGTGCAGCAGTTCCTAGAGCTTGTGCAATATTTTGCTCTGGTTGCGGGGCTTTGAGTTGATTACGGCGGAATTCTAAAACTTGTGGCGCAAGTTCAGCCTTTTCATACGGATCTTCGGGGACCGGCACACCTGTTGCACGGCTGTAAGCGTAAAAATCAGCGGGAGAAAGCGCCATTTAGAGTTATGACTAACTATTTGCTATTTAAGGATTCTATCGCTGACAAACCTAAAGAGTAGATGACTTATATTTGGTAAATAAGCTAAGCAACAAAGTAATGGACGCTGGAACGCGCCAAAAACGAGTGGAAGCTCTAGAGGCAATCAAAAATAAAGCAATGGACATGGCTACGGAAGGCCGTGATTCCCTTGATGTGCGTGGTTTTGTTAAAGATGCCAAGATGAATTTGGCATATGAGCTTCCTGATGAGGAAGCATTTGAAAAAGCCAAGGCCGCAACACTGGCTTATAAGAGATCCAGGGAAGGTTAAGCCAGTTTATTAAATATTGTTAATTGCCGGGGTTTATCCCCCGGTTTTTTTGTGTCAATTCTTGGGCAAATTAGGGAAAATACGTACAAAAACCAACTTTTACTTCAAAGTAGGGAATTTTAATTTTATGGGGGAATTAAATCACCCCCAAAACGGGTCGATATACCCCTTTCAGGGGTCATTAGGCTTCAAAAGGGGGCCATATGGGTCTTAAATAGGGTATAAAATTACCTGACGCTTCTCCCGATAGGTTACCGAAAGTAAATGTGGGGAGAAAAAAAAGAATGGGGGGTGTACCCCATGAGGAGGGAGCGTGCCTGACTACGTGAAAGATGTAGTAGTGGACGGTTTGTAAACTGTCTACGTTAAGGGAAGCTCACCTGACTCCGCTCGCACCATTCTTTGACCCATTATTGACATAATTCTTTACATTTCGGTATTATATCGCGCCCAACTTAGGGAATCCTCCCTCGCTACGGTGGCTGCGGTATAGAACTGTATCTTATATAACCTTGGGTTTTCCACAGGTTTTCCACAGGCTTATCGGGGGTTGCGCATCCGTAACACGCAAACATTCCACTGACCTATCACATTCAATTCAATGATGCACTACTGGCTTGTGACCGCACAAGAAGATGACTACACACACATGCGTATCTGTTCTTCCCATGAGAAGGCTTGCCTTCAAGCATGGAGATGGCAGGACGATTGCCTAGATGACATTGAGATGGAGGAGGTGACTTGCTCAGCTTCTCAAGATGACATCCCATTCTGAGTACCAGGCGTGATGCCGGGGGATCGAATCCCCCACTCAACATTGCCCAATGAGGAGATGGGCACCTCACTACTGCCTAACTACGTGGCTATCAACCATGCAATCCTTGCAAGCTGTCACATCTACCTTGCGTTCCTCCGTTGGAAAGGCAAGGCTAAAGGTGACCGAAGCTAACGGTGCATTCAAAGTCCAACTCAACTCACTCAAGACCATGACTACTACACTCACTGCAGATCCAAAGGCTGTTGAGTTCAATGCTCGTATTGAAATCGCAGCTCATCACATCTGCCAAGGCAAGAAGATAGTCATTGCAAAGTCAATGCTTCTTCACTACAAAGCGACAGTTGACATGCTTCTTACTTCCGTTCGTGAGCAACTGATGAAGGCTGGTGGCGATCAGTCACCAGACCAATACATCTACCTTGCTCTACTAGAGAAGCAAGATAAGTATGTCATCAAGCGTGTCTATCCGACAACCAAGTGATCCGTTAAAGCGGGCAAGGAGGTGCAAACCCTCCTTCACTAATTGCCCCAAGTGGAGATGGGCGCCACACACTCAACTCAAATTAATGAAGATCACCTTCAAAGCTGTTGCTATCACTGCAGCTATCTATGGTTCTATCACATTCATTACACTGCAGTTAGTCGTTCCAGTATTGGATCGCGCTACTGCTGTGCAATGTAAGAACCATGCATGGCCAGCTAATGCACATCAAGTCCACATGGCTTGGTGTGCTGACAACGGCTACACAACTAATTGAGCTGTATCCATTATCTGCACGAGGGGGACCTCCCAAATAATGGTCGTTACAGCTGAGTTGTAACTGTTGATTCGTCAAAGCGAGTCCAGTGGTGCAAACCCACTGGCAACACTTGCCTCCCGCAGAGATAGGCACTGCACACACGGAGTTCTACCGTGGTCAACTCAACAACGCTCCTCTCTCGCACAGAGGTTGGCAACAATATCATGCTTCAGATCTTGGATCTGCTTGAGCATGGTCACAGCCAAACTCTTGAGGAAGAGCACCTTCAAGTCATCAAGTCCTATGTGGATGAGATGCTTGATTGCTGATCCGTTAAAGCGGGTGACCAGGTGCAAACCCTGGTCCAGCACTTGCCACACACTGAGTGTGGCTTAACTCAGATCAATGATGATGTATCAACCCTGCATCGATTCACGCGACAGAGTTATTTGGAATGGTGGTGAGTCTACTCAGCTCCATTTCCAACTTGAACTGGAAGGTTATGACGATGAAGCAGAGTGGATCGATGAATACACACGTACTCTTATGGACTTTCCTACCAGCATGAGTGAACTTCACATAGCAATGGTTGACTTGTACAACTATTGTTCTGCTGGTATGCATAACACCTAATTGATGTTTGCCCAGAGGACTTCGGTCCTCTCTGCAGACTTCACTGTCTGCTATCAACACAACTCAACTTCAGTACCATGAACGTTGCACAAGTTGAACATCTACTAACCCATGACGCCAGACTGTTGGCTCGTAGGGATTCCAGTGCTGAACTACCTTGTATTGATTGGAATGTTGAAGAGCGGCGTCAAGCAGCTCTTGAACTGTTCTATCAATTCCAAGATGGTATGGCACAATTCCAAGACCTACTGCCAATCTGTGTCCTACTTCAGAAGAAGGTTGACATCAACCGTATCGCTCTGAAGTGGGAACAGGAGTATGGCATCGAAGACTAACTGATGTTTGCCCAGAGGGCTTCGGCCCTCTCTGCAGACTTCATTGTCTGCCGTAAGTACATATGTACTACGACTCTTAACTCAACTCAGTACTAACCATGACTGAACTCAAGCAGCTCCCTGACTTCCAGCAGATCAGCCTCCATGGACGCATTGCTCACATGGAACTTGCTACGTATGAAGGTCAAGATTTCTTGGCCGTTACCCTCATGCATACCATTAATGAGAACACGAACGTTCGTGTGAAATTTAATAACAGCAACGGGCTGATGACTGCATTCAACAATGGCAATCTCATTGTTGGTCAAGAGCTAACTATCGGAGGAACTATTAAAGGCATCCGTGCTTTCTATATGAAAGACGATGTCCTTACTCCGCTCAAGAATCCAGAGTTCCAGATGCGTGTCATGAGCTATGCCTTTGGTTCCAAGCCAAGGGTCGCAGCTCAACCCGCAGAAGAAGCTCTAGTATTCTGACGCCTACACTAAGGGACTTCGGTCCTTTTCTGTAGGCCTCACCTCTGAGGTCTACGTCAACACTACTCACTCAACTCACATGAAACACATTGTCAAACTAGATCGTGGCAAATACGTGCACCTTGATTCCTATGGTGAACGCAAAGAGTTACCTCTTGGTGCAGCCTTTATATCGTGCATAGTATTTGGCATCTCACTTATCACAGTCAGTGCAATGCTTGGTACAGATGTAACCAAGCCAACTCAAATACCTACTCAACTAACTCAACCTCTCAAGCCATGACTTATTACGTAGCACTTGTTACGGACTTGACTGGGCGTTATGCTAACGTCCTAGTCCAAGCCAACACCTGGGACAAAGCCATCGACCAGCTCGAAGATGCTGGCTGTGAAGTAATTGAAGATCACTCTGCAGATTACGAAGAGTATGGCATTAACTTGGTTCCACAACTTGAAGAACTCAAGGAAGTGGACGTTATCCCCATCAATGAACTAACCACTCATTCAGACTTCGTCGTACACAACTAATCACATGGAACTCATCGAGCAACTTAACATCAACAATCCAGAGAATGTCTCTGTGTATTGCAAAGGTAACAAGCTAACTATTTACATCAGTGGTATTAATTCTTCCGTCAGATTAACTTATCAACTAGAAGATGAGAAACTAACGATTACCCCGCATCCCCCACTGCAGCAGTCGTAACCACATCAATGGTTTAAGAGCGCCAGGGGAAATCTAAATTTAATAATTGAATGGACCTGAGTATGTCCTTAAACTACTCGCTGTCCCATTGCAATTCAACAATGACTTACTCACAACCAGAACTTGATCAACTCCAAGACCAAGCCGTTGCTGACTACGTAGACTGCATGGCGGACCTGGTCTACGAAATGGCTAATGCATTACGTGAACAATACGAAGCAGACTACTATGAAGACGCAGCAATCTAACTATGACACCGTCACATTAATTGTGGCGGCTGTCTACATCCTATTCACCTTACTCATCCAAGCAATTACATGGCTCTTACAACGGAACAGAAGTTCATGGCCTACGCAATTGGCCACGAACCCCTCACTGGTGACAAAGCTGAACTTCAGTTCGAACCAGAAATTAACTACGACCCAAAAGATGGAGGTATCCCCAAGCCCGGTAGTATCTACCGAAGCAAGCGTGGAACCTACCGTTACTACTGGAAGCCAAGCGGTGGTAACTACAGTCGTGAAGAACAGGAAGACCTCGAGGGTTGGTACGACATCCCGTCCCTCGAAGACCTCGAAGAGTGGACCTTCGACTCGTACTGCTTCACGCCAGGTGAAGACGAGGTCGAACCAGACCATCCCGACAGCTGGCTTAGGCTTCTCTACCTAATTTAATAACAACCCCCGGGTTAATGACGAATAACTACTGTCCTATCACTTGTTGAACTATAGTACCTGGATCTAAGCCTAATTTTACAGAAGCAGATACTAAACGTGCAACAAGTTCGCTTTCTTCATCACCAGCCGCAAGTTGTTTGCCTGGCATCATTGTTTTAGCAAGTTTAACAACGTCAGAAACAGAGGCTTGTTGTGCGTATTTACCAGCTAACTGCATTAATCTTTTACTGTTACATCTAGTTTAACTCAAAGGTATTGACAGATAACTACTGTCCACCCCCCACACCCCCGGTGGGAGTACCAGGAGATACCTTTAATCTTCTAGGTACTTACCTTAACTAACTCTCAATTCCTCACCAACATTACTCATGACTACTGCTGAACTACCTGATGATCTTAATGATTACTACAAAGCTAAAGCTAGAGACTTACCAACAAGTAAGCGTACAGCTGTCGATGATCTAATGGATGCATTGGACTATGCCGTAATTGATGCACTGAACCATGGTGGTTCCAATGATGCAATCGATGAAGCATTCGAAGCTGTGATCAATCACCCAGACAGTACCTGGTCAAGGGATGTCCTTAGCTATCGCATACGCCAAGTTCATTACAAGTAACTAGACATGTATTGTACAAGTAAATGTACAAGTACCGAGCATGTACCGTACAAGTAACCGAGCAAGTACTTATACGGCGAGGTTAAGAATAGGTTAAGCATGGAGTTGGTTCGCATTAGAACCTAAGTCTGGTGCGGCCAGACACTCCATGCTATGCCATCGGCCTGAACGATGGAACCCTTAACTAAACAACCAGTGGCCACTGGGTCTTGCAAGACTCAGTCATCGTAACACTTGTTACATGCCCATGGCCAGGGGTTGACAGCCATGATAGATTACACACTCATTCCATTTCAAACCCGATGACCTCAACTCGAATCACAGCGACGCTCCCAGCAAGCGTCTTGAAAACATTAGGTAATGTAGCTGCCGACCAAGGCAGAAGCGTAAGTAATCTTGCTGCTTACATCATTGAGTCTTACCTCAAGCAACTCAATCAACCTACTAAATAAATCAATGTCAATCCTTAACGACTCACCCAAGCCACGCATCCCTGATTCAGTGGATCGCCAACGTCTTGAAGCTATGCAACTTGTTGCGCGGATGAAAGAATCTGCAGATAAGTATGGTGTTGGTTTCGTTGGGGGCTTTATTGCTCCCAACGGAGAAAAGTTTATGATGACCAACATGGACGAAGCAGATACTCAGGCACTACTGCCGGAGGATCTTAAGTGAACGACGAGATTGATTACATTCTTGAGACGTTCAACTTTGATCGTGTCTATGTAGCAATGACTGCTCTCGATTGGAAGTGGCGTGATCCAGATGCAGTACCAACCATTGCACGTCTTAAACAACGTGCGAAATTTCTGTTGGACTCTGCATACAAAGAGAAGATTACTATTGCTACCGGTGGATTACAAGCCACCTATCATCCACCAATTAAAAACTTAGATCCATTAATAGACCTTGGTCCAATCCTTTCATTAAGCTTTGTGTTAACTGAAACCAACTCTGCAGATTACAACGATGATTGATCAACACCCAATCACTCCACCGCCTGAGTTGGTGCAGCAATGGATGACTGAAGCGCATGATCAACCGCCAGGCCCTGACGTTCGCATGATTGCCACGCAAGCCGCCCAATGGGGCGCCGACCAACAACTCAAGTTGGAGGCTGAGCAGATTGCCCAAGCATATCAAGCTGGTGCAGACCAGGAGCTGGAAGCGTGTTGTGAGTGGCTGTGCCCTAGCAACGGTAACTATTACGCCGACGTTGCAGTAAAACTCCGCGCCGCCCGCCGCCCCAAGCCGCCGAGCTTGAAAGAGCAGGCGCTGGCAGAACTGGAGTTTCTAAGGGGCGATGCCAACTCAATGGGAATGGGGTTTGACGCCCCTGCCATCCGCCGCGCACTGGAGGCATTGCCTAATGACTAAGAAATCTATTGTCAACTTTGACAAGACAATCGCTGGTTTTAATATCACTGAACGTGGTGTTAAATCCTATACCAAATCATTCAAGCTTGGACCGTTTCAGCTAACGTTGAACGCCCGTGACTCTGGTGTCCGTGGATCAGTATCGATCCCGGGCACAGGGTTGTCCAAGCGAAACATTCAACTGTTTTAACTCAACTCACATGACATCAACTCAACTCCACGCCATGATCACATTGATGGATCAATATGGTGGCTCATTCGTATCCGCACTTGCACAAGCATTACGCTATGCCGATCCAACGAATCGGCAACGTTTGCTTGATGCATTCCCTGATATCGTTGCTAAGTATGGACCTAGCTCCAGCTTTGCACAAGTCAAACAAACAGTAGAGGTCTAACGCATGTCAGTCCTAGCTATCCACAAATTTGAAATCGATGATGACTATTGCACAGTTGAAGCATTGGTTGAAGACAGTATGCTTGTCTGCCTACCAACACACGACAGCCCTGCTGAGTTTGCTCCTGGAGTATGTGAAACAAGGTTTGTTGTGGATACAGAGGTATCAATTCCTGTGGATGAAGATGACTTCTGTAGCTATCTTGATTCACTCAATCTTGATTGGCGACTGGTCGAAGTTGACAACTCCAATCTAAACGACTAGAGAATCCAATCTAGCCGTAGTATCTACCGTCCTAAGCATGACGTTAAACTGCTTATCACTACTCACTCACTACAAACTCACTATGCAATTTCAATTACCAGAAAACTTACAAGTTGAGTTGCTTGCGTACGATCCAACGCTCAAACAACTAGCTCGCACTACAGATACAAAGACCAAATCAAAGAAGCCTAAGTTTCCACTGGGTCAACCCTATGGGTTTGTACCAGAGGATGTAATCAGAACTTCATTGGTGCAAGATGCAATTGACTTGATCAATGCTGAGCCTGTCGAACGTAGACACCATGAATTCAAACGCATCACGGGCTTTGGCCCTGATGCTAAGAGTTCAACCGTAGGTATTCTGTATCACTATGAATCAGTATGGTATGCCGCATGGCTACCAACTAAAGGTAAAGAACAAGACTATGTCTACGGCTTTGCCTTTGCATATAAAGATAACAAGACTTCTAAAGGAATGATCCCTTATGCACTAAGTCAAATCAATGATACACAAGTAGTTCCGCATGGCAGATCTAATTT